CAGGCTATGATTTCTTTGATTAAGGGCGGAGCCTTTGATGAAATGATGGATAGAAAACTTTGTATGGGATGGTATCTCTGGGAAACTTGTGATAAGAAAAAGAGAATTACTTTGCAGAATATGGGTGGATTGATTAAGTATGGTATCATTCCAACTGAAAATGAAGACCTTGTAACTGCAAAAAGAGTTTTTGAATTCAATAGATATCTCAAAGCTATGTGCAAGGGCAGAGACCCTAAGTATTACTATCTTGATGAAAGAGGATTAAACTTCGTAATGGAATTAGGATATGAAGGATTGCTCAATGTCGTAGCAGATAACTATATGTTAAATATAAGCGAATGGGATAAGAAAGCATATCAGCCTTGGATGGATAAAGTTCGTAATTGGATTGCATCTGATAAAGATGGAATTTTACAAGCTTTGAATACTCAAATCTTCCTTGAAGATTGGAATAAATATGCTCTTGGAAATATCTCCGCTTGGGAGATGGAAGTGCTTTGCTTCTATTATCATGACCATGAGTTGAAAGATGTAAACATGGGTAAATATGGTTTGGTTAATTTCCACAGCCTGCCAGAAGAACCGATTGTTGAAAGAACCTTCATGTCTCGTGCAGGACAAGAAGTTAAGATTTTTAAGATTCACAAGATTTGTGGAACTTGTATTGCAAAGAATAAAACCAAGAGCACAGTAACTCTGTTGACAAATTCAGGAGTTGTTGATGTTAAATTCAGAAAAGAATATTTCTCATTGTTTGACAAGCAGATTTCCGAAAAGGGAGCTGATGGTGTTAAGCACGTAGTTGAAAAATCTTGGTTCAATCGTGGAAATATGATTGTTGTTCAAGGTATTCGTTCTGGTGATGATTTTGTTGCCAAGAAGTATCAGAGTACTGGTGGACATCAGTTGTATAGAATTGAAAGCATTGACGAAAATGGTGACTTGGTATTGAAAGACCAGAGATATCAAAGAGGTATTGAGGAAGATGCTTAAAAAGAAATATGTAAAAAGAGCTTATATTGAAGAAGCATACTGTGATAAGTGTGGCGCATAATCGCGCCACACAGGCATGGTATTGACTTCTTACCCCGCGCAATATCCTTTTGAATGCACTAATAAGGACTGTGATGGGCGTCAGACTTTCTGGGAAGGGGAGGTACCAGGAGTGCTGAGATATGAGTTTGAGGAGGACGCAGATGTATAAAATTGTTGCGTTAATTGGAGAGGCTGGCGCAGGCAAGGACTCTGTGATGCAGGCTGTTTTAGAAGCTGCGCCAGGCCTACATGAGATTATTAGCTGTACTACGCGCCCAATGCGCGAGGGTGAAAAAGAAGGGGTAAACTACTTCTACCTTACAAATGAGCAATTTGCGGCCAAGGTTCTCAATATGGAAATGCTGGAAGCAACTTGTTTTAATGACTGGTTCTACGGGACGGCCCTCCAGTCACTTGACGAAAACGTTGTGAACATTGGAGTATTCAATCCTGATGGTATTGACGCTCTCTTGGAGTCTCCACTTGTGGATGTGACCGTGTACTATGTTCATGCTACTGATAAAAATAGATTAATTCGTCAACTTAATAGAGAAGAGAATCCAGACGTGGATGAAATTATCCGCAGATTTAAGGCTGATAGAGATGACTTTTCAGATTTGGGGTTCGAATTCCAAGTCCTACCGAATGACACTCGAGAAGAATTTAGGGCAGCTGTAAGGACGATTGTGTCCCAGCTCTAAACCAGCGGCGGACTGAGGGCAGAATAGGTAAATTTGGTTATATAAATTCTCATATAATGTATGGGGTTTCTATCTCCATTTTTATCTATTCATTTTTTATAAGGAAGGAGAACAATAATTTATGTATATTGTTAAAAGAGATGGAACACAAGTTCCTTTTGACAAACAAAAGATAATTAATGCTATTAATAGTGCGTTCTTAGATGTTGATGGCATTTTGTACGAAACTGATACTGCCGAAGATATTGCTGATGAAATTGAAAGTTTAGTAGAAAAATCTTCTTCTGATATTTCCGTTGAAGCTATTCAGAATTGTGTTGAGGACTTTCTCATGCGCTCCGAGCGTCGTGACGTAGCCCGCGCATATATTCGTTATAGATATAAGAAGGAAGTAGCAAGAAACTACTCAGATGATTTCTTGGCTGCTATTTCAGAAAAGCTTCAGGCTTCCAACGTTCAGAACCAGAACGCAAACGTTGATGAACATTCTTTCGGCGGAAGAATGGGCGAAGCTACTGATTATTTAACCAAGAGATACGCATTAGATTTCTGCGTTTCTCCTATGGCTCGTGCTAACCACGAGAATAATGAAATTTATATTCATGACCTTGGCGCATATGCCGTTGGTATGCACAACTGTCTTTCTATTCCATTTGATGATTTGCTCGCTAATGGTTTTAATACTCGTCAGACAGACGTGCGCCCAGCTAACTCTGTGAATACAATGTTCCAGCTCGTTGCTGTTTTATTCCAGCTTCAGAGTTTACAGCAGTTTGGTGGCGTTTCTGCAACTCACCTTGACTGGACTGCTGTTCCATATGTGCGCAAGTCTTTCTTTAAGCACTATGTTGTTGGATACTTAAAGACAACTCCTGATTTCTTGGGATTGGATTTAATGGGTATGTTGTTCGACAACTATAAAGATGAAGTTGGAATTATTCGTAATAAATTTGACGAGTGGGTTGATGAAAATAAAGCCGTATTCCTTAATAAGTTTGGTTTAACAGAAGCTGACTTTAGATTGGACAATAAGGCAAAACTTGACCCAGTTCTTTACCAAGGCGCACTTTATGATACTATTTGTGAAACTAAGCAGGCTGTTGAGGGTATGTATCACAACCTCAATACTCTTCAGTCCAGAAGCGGCAACCAGCTTCCTTTCACTTCTATTAACTATGGTACTTGTACAAGCCCAGAAGGTAGATTAGTTATCAAAGCTCTTATTGATGGTTCTCTTAAAGGAACTGGTCGTTTGCGCAAGACCTCTATCTTCCCTTGTGGTATCTTCCAGCTTATGTCTGGTGTTAATAAAGAGCCAGGTACTCCTAACTATGATTTGAAGAGAATGGCTCTTGCGTCTACTGCAACAAGACTTTATCCTAACTATGCGAATGTGGATTGGTCTGGTAACGCTGGTTATGATGTAAATGACCCTTGTACTTATTTCTCTACTATGGGTTGTAGAACTGCTAATGGTTGGGATATTAACGGTCTCGGTCAGCGTAAAGATGGCCGTGGCAATATTTGCCCTGTAACTGTTATTATGCCTACTTTAGCTATGCAGGCTGTTAAGTATTATGAAATTACGCCTTGCGGCGACCTTGAGAACGACACCATTGAGTTCTTTATGCAACTCTTGGATGTAAAGATTCACGAAGCAAAAGATATGCTGCTCGAGCGTTTTGAGTATATTTGCTCTCAGAAGTCAAGTGCGGCTAAGTTCATGTATGAGAACGGAACTATGGCAGGATATGATGGTAAGGACATTCGTTCTGCATTGAAGCATGGTACATTAGCACTTGGTCAGCTTGGATTAGCAGAAACACTTCAAATTTTAATTGGTTGTGACCATACTACTGAAAAAGGTATGGAGCTTGCTAAGAGAATTGAACAGTTGTTTAAAGACCGCTGTGCCGAATTCAAGCGACAATATCAGTTGAACTTTGGTGTTTACTATACTCCTGCTGAGAATCTCTGCTACACCGCTATGAAGAAATTCCAGGCTAAGTATGGCAGAATTCCTAATGTTTCTGATAAAGACTTCTTTACTAACAGTATCCATGTTCCTGTTTGGAGAGAAATGAGTCCTTTTGAAAAGATTGATATTGAATCTCAGTTGACTGGTTATTCTTCTGCTGGTTGTATTACTTATGTAGAGCTTGACTCTGGTATTAAGAATAATATTGATGCATTAGAAATGATTGTTGACTATGCTATGAATAAAGACATTCCTTATTTCGCAGTTAATGTCCCAAATGATACTTGTATGAATTGTGGCTATACTGATGAAATTAACGATGAATGTCCAATGTGCGGCTGCACCGAAATTCAGCGTTTGCGCCGTGTAACTGGCTACTTGACTGGTGACTTTAAATCTGCTTTCAATCTTGGTAAGCAGCAAGAAACTTTAATGAGGGTTAAACACAGATGATTGTAATTCGACATGGAGAAACATATGTAGAACGAGGATGCGACCGTTGTCGCGCAATCCTGGGATACACTAAGGCTGATATTAAAAAGGAATCTCGTCTTGATGACGTTTTTGGTGAGTTACATTCTGTAGAAATGGAATATATTACTTGCCCAGAATGCCGCAAGAAAAATTACCTCGTTTATTTAGTCGACGGTGAAAATACCCTCAGCTGATTAAAAATTTGCTCTGTAGTGTTTACTACAGAGCAATACAGCACCAGAAAATTACAAAGGAGTTTACGAAATGCAATATAGTGGAATATTATATAATGACATGGCGGCTGCTCCGGGAGTTAGTGTAACATTTTTCTCTCAAGGCTGCCCGCACAGATGTAAGGGTTGCCACAACCCAGAGACCTGGGATTTCCAAGGAGGAAAAGAGTTTACACCAGACATTCTTGACAAGATTGTTGAAGGTCTGACTGCTCAAGGAATTCAGCGAAATTTCTGCCTTATGGGCGGAGAACCACTGTGTCCCGAAAATATCTTCCTCTCATATCTCATCGTCTCTACTGTAAAGGAAAAAGTCCCAGAAGCAAAAATCTATGTGTGGACCGGTTATACATATGAAGACCTTGTCGCACAAAATAACAAACATACAATGATGCTACTTAAAGTAGCTGATGTATTGATTGATGGGCCCTACATGGAAGAGTGTAGAAATATTACTCTTGAAATGAGGGGAAGCTCAAATCAACGCATTATTGATTTGACAAAAATGAGAAAAAATGATATAATGTAAGTAATGAAGTGAAAAAGGAGAATAATAATGAACTTAATTAGAATACCTAATATGAATTCATTGTACGCTCTCCAAAATCACGAGGAAAACGAAATCGCCTGGATTGAAGATATCAAGGAGTATCGTGTATGGCACGATGGTCAATGGGTTGTTCTCGACCCAAAGACCACTGGTGTCGGCCTCTCACTTTATGAGGTAAACAAGCAAGTAATTGCGCAACTGCCTACACTAAGTGGCACAGATTTGGAAGAAGCGAGATTGACTTTATCTCACTATGTAAATGGTCTTGACCATAGTGATGATTACTATATGCTATTGTGTTATGATTTAAGATATTTCACAATGTTTGCGCGAGACCAAAAGTATGAAGAAAATATCGTAGATGCAATTATGGATTGCTTGTCTTATGTCGGTGAAATTAAATCTGTTGAAGAGTCTGAGGATGGTCAGGCTATTGAAATTTGGATTGTATCTGAAGGCGAAGCATATGTAATGTATTTCTTCGATTATGGAAGGGGCGTTGTTTTATGCCAGTAATTTATTGTAGATTAAACCTATTCGATGCAAAGCAGACTATCCAGTTGGTCGATGATGTTGCTTCCTCTGAACTTGCGAGCGTTGAGATGAGTGAACTCGGTCATACAATCGCAACTCTTTGTAACGATAATCAAGTCTTCTCTGTGAAGATTGCAGGAAATGCATCTTATGCTGAAAGTATTGCAGATGATGTAAGAGTATGTAATGCGTTTATGTATAAAAATAATACTATTGAAGTCGAGGTAATTGAGTAATGAAATATTTAGTAAACACAACAGAAGTATTTAGAGTAGGAAGCATCGAGGAGGTTGAAGCCCTCCAAGAGGAAGTAAAAACTGACGGTCGTTATGAGTTAGCATCTTTTAGCTATAAGTACAAGTGTACAAAGCAGAAGGGTGAAATTATTGACGAGTGGTATCAGGTTTCTATTAAGAAAGTTTTCAATGAAGAGAAAGACCCTTGCACAGTTGTTGATATTGGGTACGAGGTAAACTAATATGGCAAAATTTGAGAAAGTTAGCAGATTTGCAGATGCGGACATCGCTATGCCGGTCAGAAAGACTGCACATGCCGCAGGTTATGACATGGTTGCCGCAGAGGACATTATTATTCCTCCATATGATGTATTATTTTCAACTATGTTAGGAGAAACTTCTCCTATGGATAATGAAGTAAGAACTATTGATGAGATGGCTGCTTTAACTAAGAAGTTAGGCACAAAACCAACTCTTGTTTCTACTGGTATGAAATGTAAACTTGCTCCTAACCAGTATTTGGAATTGAGTGTTCGTAGCTCTTCTCCTTTAAAATATTGGGTTATGATGGCTAATAGTGTTGGTATTATTGATGCTGACTACTATGATAATCCTGACAATGAGGGTGAAATTTTCTTCCAGTTATATAATATGAGTCCTTTTCCTATCAAAATTCAAAAGGGCGAGGCCATTGGACAGGGAATTATTAAGAACTACTTCAAAACTGAAGACGATAATGCAGAAGGGTTTCGCACAGGCGGATTTGGCTCCACCACTATGGGTCATTCTGATGAATCCGCTATGGCTCCAGCGACGTAATGTCCAATCTATTAGCAATTGACCAAGCGAGCGTAACTTCAGGTTATGCGGTCTTTAAAGATGGTGAGCTTGTCAATTATGGTAAGTTCACTTTCAATGATGATGTAATCGCGGAGCGCCTTGTTAAAATCCGCGCAAAGGTAATTGAACTTATCCAAGAGTACGATATTGATGAAGTTGCATTTGAAGATATTCAGATGCAAGGAAATGTCGCAAATAATGTTCAAACCTTTAAAGTCCTGTCCGAAGTTTTTGGTGTAATCGCTGAAACACTCCAAGAGAAAAAGATGAAATATACAATTGTGATGGCTGGTACTTGGAAATCTACTCTTGGTATTAAAGGCCGCACCAGACCTGAACAAAAGAAAAATGCACAAGAATATGTATTGAAAACATATAATGTAAAGGCCATTCAAGACGTCTGCGATGCAATTTGCATTGGAACTCATTGTTTGAAACGACCAGGAGTTGGAACAACTGTGAGTGATGGATTTGATTGGGCGGATTAAGCAAATAATCTCCATTCAACTTTTAAATCTCTATAGAGGTTAGGAATTTGAATGGAGGTTTTTTATTATGGAGATTTTAACCGAATATGGTCTTGAAATCTTCTTCGGTTTAGTTTCTGCGGGCCTACTTGCATTCTGCAAATCCCTTTGGTCACAAAAGAAAGAATTAGAGAAACGTAAACAGGAAGATTTGACACGTCTTCACAGACAAATGATTTTAGATGAAATTGAGCCAATCATCAAAGAATTAAAAGTTGTGAAAGATGACTTAGAAAAAGGCTTACATAATGCTCAAAGAGAAGCAGATAAGACCCACGCAGAAATGTATAAAGATTTGGAAAAAGTTACGCAAAAGAATGATAAGAATTTGGAATTGATTATCAATTCTTATAAATTTAGACTTATCCAACTTTGTAAAACACATCTTCGTGATGGCTGGATTACTACCTCCGATTTTGAGCAAATTACAGAAATGTATAAATTATATCATGGCTTAGGTGGCAATGGTCAAGCACAAGAATATTACGAAAAAGTAATTGAACTTGATGTTGTTGACCATGCACCAGAAAAATAAAAAAAATAGGGGAGACCTTAGTAAGAAATTACTAAGGTCTCCCCTTTTTTGTTTTTATTGAGCTTTTGCAGGCTTGTTAATATTAACAGCAGCTTCAATCTGTTGAGTAATATATTCATTTAAGTCGCCAACCGCATTCTCAAGATATTTCTTAGCTTCGTCGCTAAGAATTGCCATAACGGCATTCTTTGTCATATTAAATGCGGTCTTCTGAGCTTCAGCATCAAATTTGCCAGCCTGCTTAAGTGCTTCAACATAGGTTTGGTTTGTAGCAATTACACAGTTTTCAATGGTGACAGCAAGCATATTGATGTACTTATCTGCGAGGTCATTATCAACCTTACCAGTGATTTCTGCGCTCTTAACCTGGATAAACTTAACAATATACATTGTTAAAACGCCAAGAAGAGGAAGCACACAAACTTCAAAAATATCAGATAATAATGCTAACCAATCCATGATTTATCCTCCTTAATCAATACTTGCCTCTGCGCCGATTGTATACTCCATACCAGTAAAATCATCTTCTGGGTCAGTAATATTATGCAAGCTTGCAGTGCAAGAATTTAATCTTGAGTAATTAGTTGATTCATAAATCGTCTTATCGTTTGCATCTTTAATAGCAATTTTAGTAAGACTGTTTTCAGCTTGGTAAACAGCTAAATCAACTAAAATAGAATCTCCATTTAAAGAGTCTTCATGATAAAGTGTGACAGATAACTGACGCTTCATATCTGGTAAAATCATTTCATTGAAACGACCAATAAGATAAGATTTTTCAGCATTGTCATTGATTACTAAATAGTATTTTACCATATTATAACCCTCCTATTTTAATTATATTATATCATAAAAAAATTGGATTGTCAAATTAGAGAGCCCGAAAGCTCTCTAACTTATTTTACTTTAATCCAAATTCTTCCATTAACTTTAACGTTTCCGCTTCCCCAAACTTCATATTCAGGAATTTCAGAAACTGTTCCAAGAATACGTTCTGGATATTCTCGAATTTCTTCACGAGTCATTAAGCTTACTGTACCATTTGGTCCAGTACATACCGCCGCACCCAAAGGATAAGAATATCTATCTTCATATGGATATGCAAGTACACGACCCGCTACTGCAACTGGAGTTTTGCAATTATCTGTTTCTCCCATTGAAGTGCCATACGTATCAGATATAATACTACCTCCAGCTTGAAGTCTTTTAGTAGATTTAGTCATAATACCAAATTTACCTTCAATAACAACTCGACCTGGCTCTTCTGTATCTGCACTTCTACACTCTGCGTAGTCATTCCATACAGCATTATATACTCTTGTAGCATATAAATAACCATCAGCAGTTAGCCTCATTTGAGCAGTAGTTTCATTTGTACCCGCATTAAAATTAGTATCAGTAACATAAGACCAATACAAAGTATTGCTACTATAAACACCACAAGACCAGTCTCCATTGGTTGTTTTCATAGAATAAATAGCATTATATCCTAAGTAAGAAGTAATTTTTAAGAGAGCGTTACTTCTTCCTAAATACCAAGAAGTTGAAGTTCCAGGTCTGCTAATTTGTCCACCAGAAACAAAAATACTTTCATTTCTATCTGCAATAGTCTGACAATTAGTTACAAAATAAATTCCATTATCAGAAGTGATATAAGTTGTTTCAGTATTGCCAGCTAAGCCTGCAGCAGATACAAAATTACTTGCAGACTCGCCTGAGCCAAATACCGCAAGACCGCCACCGCCAATTACAATACCACAACCATCTCCAGTGCCGGTAACAAACTTAATCATTTCATAATCAGTATAAGAACCATTAGCATATGTAATATTACCATACATTGTTAATGCTCCTAAGTGAGCCCTACTCCAATAAGCAGAAGAGCTACCTAAAGTGAATGTATTGTTATTTCCAGGAACAATGCCTGTGTTAGTAACAACCAAAGCTGAACCCTTCAAAGATAAACTATCAGCTGCACAAAATGCAATTTTACCCTCAGTAGAAGGAACATGTAAGTAATTGTATGAAGTAGTACAAGAGAATTGAATATGTGCAATACTTGAAGTACTACTAATTGTAATATTAGGAACTTTTAATGCACCAGACATAGTATCTCCAGTGACATTTACATAACGGCCATCTAATTCACCAGTTACATTTGCAGTCGTAAGTAACATTTGCCAACCAGTTGTTGTATCTAATGCAGAGCCATTAAAACTTCTATAATAGATATTTCCATCTGAACTAAATCCTAATTGAGAATCATAATTACCAGAGTGCTTATTAAGAGTAATCAAGAAATTAGCATTATTATCTGTTGTGAATAATCCTGTACATGGATTGACATTATAATAAAATGCTACACGACCTGCGGTTGCTGGATGAGCAGTTAAATGTGTTGCAGAAGATGTACCAGACAGAGTTGCGTCTATCAAAGTTGCTCTATCTGCCAGTCCAATAAATCTTGGAGCAGTCACATTACCAGTTGCATTAATTGTACTATTTACAGTTAATGCTCCACCAATATAAGAAGCTGCACTTACGCTAATACCACCAGTCACTTGCACTGCACCAGTATTAAGACCAGTAGCCGCACTACCTTGCTTAAATTTAGCATAACTTGTTACACTTAATTCAGCACCAAGACTTGTATTACCAGTTACATCAAGAGTTCCGCCAACAGTGGCATTGCCACTAATTGTAGTCGCACCTGTTACTACGATTCCAGACTGGTTAATTTCAAATACACTAACTGGAACAGTAGAATCACAAATTGTAGTCCAAGTTCCACTTAAAGCGGTAGTATAAACTTGGAATAAATGAGCTGCAGCAACGTGACGAATTCTATCTGGGCCTGTAGCAGTTGTTCCAATATCATTACCTTTAAAGATTAACAATTCACTACGCTCATTGGTTCCCCAAAGATTTTCACCAATATATGCGTGATTAAATGAACCAGGATTATCTCCAGTTGTTCCATAAAATGCAATATAGTTCGTATCACCATTCGCATTATCACCAATCTTTAAAGGACCTCTAATGTAAGTCTCTCCAAAGTTAGCTTTACCATCATTACTAATAGATGCTACTGGATTTGCATCTTTCAAGAAAATCCAACCACGATTTGCTGTACCATTCATAGTGAAGTAAGTAGCCCAGTCGCCAGTTACATAACCATGAGTTTTAAATGTTGCCGTACCCGCAAACATTAAACCATAAGTTGGTTTGCCACTCATACCTCCGCTATACAAGGAAATGCCGTGACCAGTAGTAGCAGAAGTATTTGCAATACCTAAACCACCTAAAGCAGAAGTACCAAAAGTAGCATTAAGTGTTGCTTGAGTAATTTTTAATCCATTGAGCCAAGCAGTTGCAGTGGTTGCTGCGCTACCAGATTCAATGACATATTCATTATCTGTGGTAGACTGTTTTACACCAGCTCTCCAAGAGGCACCAATTGTATTAGCTTCAGTTCCGTCATACAAATAATGAACGAATTTATCTGTATCTCCAGTGATAATATTTAAATCATTGGAGAGGTAAAGTTTACCAGTATTAGAGGACAAGGCCATTCTTGGAGTAGGAGTTCCAGTATTTGATTCTGCGGCAGACTCCCATAACCAACCATGTCCACTTGCATTTTCAATATAGCTTCTAAGTGCCCAGGTCTTAACAGCACCGAGAATTGAAGGAGTTCCACCACTTGGGCATCCTCCTGCAACAACATTAGACATATAATCATGCCATGTCTTATATGTTGTGCTGTACCAGCTAATACGACCGTTGGCTATACCACCAGTTCTATTCAAGTTTAGCTTATTAGCTGAAATATAACCTTGACCATTAATAGACGCTACATTAGTAGTTCCATTTCTAAATACCCAACCACGAGTTGCGCCATTAGACATCATGAAATACGTATTCCAAGTGTCTGTTGCATAACCATGAGCACCAAGGTTACTACGCATTGCAATACCATAGGCTGTTGGGTCAACAGTACCATGCAATGCAATACCACCAACAGTGCCAGTAGTAGAAGTATTTACATAAAGTGTGTTATATACATGTGCTGTAGTAGAATAAATATCTTTCCACTTAGCGTTCAAATCACCAATGACATAGGTATTATCTACTTGAGGCATAATATTACCCTTGATAGATACATTACCATTGAGAGTTGATGCTCCACCAACAAACAATGCACCTTCTACTTCAAACCAAGCAGGGGTTGCGCTTGTGCCACCAATAACTTTTAATCCTGCAGGACTACGATAACCATCATAATCTGTATAAATTAAATGTACTGGTTGATGAGTACCACCTTCAGAGAAAGTAATTTTTGGATTGGTAGAACTTGCGGTCATATCAGTAGAAGCCGTATGTGCAATAATAATATTGCCAGTAAAGGTTTTATCTCCCGCCCATGTTTGAGCTTGAGAAGTTACTAAACCAGCTTTCCATTTTGTTTGGTCCGTACCACTTGCAGTTGCAGCTGGAATAATAATTAAGTTATTCATTGCCGCGTTATTCTTGTTATAACCACGGAATGTAAATGTGTCTTTATCAGAAGTTACTTGCTGAATGCTTGCGAGATAAGAAGCTTTAATATTATTGCCAGACTCATCCATATAAGCCTTTCCAATAATACCCCCATCTTCTGCCACAATAGTGTGGGTGTATGTACGTCCCAGTTCAGTTGCTGCGGCTGCAATAGTAGCGTATGCTTCAGAAGATGTTTTCTTATCTGTTGTAGTTGTGTCGCTTGCTTCAGTAGAACTAATTAAAGTCCAAGCTCGATTACCTTGAAGTTGATATACAGTTGCTCTTGGATAAGTGTTACATTTATAGAACAAATCTGCATAAGAGTCTGCGGCAGTGTTTCTAAATCCAGCTTGCAAAGCGTCTTCTGCGATATTATATCTCACTAACCAAGTAATAGTACAATTAGCAGTTGCACCACCAGAAGCATTGTTAGTACGCATAGATACTTTAGCAATACCATATCCACCGTTATTATAACTGTGACGAATTACAATAACAATATCTTTATCATTGTAAATACTTGTTACTGCGTTTGCGCCGGTAGTTGCAATTCTATGCCATGGATAATTAGCTTTATTGCCGCCCCCAATAGAAGCAGAATAGCTTGCCGCACTAATTGTAACATCCTTAGTACCATCAAAAGATACTGAACCTTGTAAATCATTACCCAAGATAATTTTTCTTGCGGTTAATAATTTTGAAGCGCTTGTTGCATTGCCAGTTACATTACCAGTTAAAGAACCTGTTAAATGTCCATAAATTTCTCCAATGTGAGCTTCTTTCCAAGCAAGAGCCTCAGTACCAAGAGAGTGAGTATCTGTTGTATATGGAAGAACACTACCACCAAATTTAGTTTCTCCACCATCTAATTGGAAGAGAAGTGCGCGAACCGTTGTTCCGCTCGCTTTGGCCATAATTTCGTTTCCATCAATAGCTAAATGCTCTCCGCTTGGGTTACCTACGATTAATGCTCCAGAATTTGCGGTTGCTTTAGCAGCATCAGTTGTATTTGCAATAACAACTTGACCATTAAAGGTTTTCTTTCCTGCAAAAGTCTGAGCACCTGTGGTAATGAGACCAGCTTTTTCTGCGGTTGCTCCTGGAATTGTAAGAGCATCAGCCAAAGCTGCTCCGTTTTTATTTAACAATCTAAAGCTCCAACCATTTCCATCATGAGCGTGATTTTTTAAGGTTGCAGCGTAAGTCGCTTTAATATTATTTCCACTTTCATCTTGATATGCTTTCTCAATGATTCCGTAGAAATTTGTTGCATAAATAGCTTTAAATTTATTAGAAGACGTACCAATATAACCAGTGTCATTAGTTACTGGATACAATTTACCAGCGCTGTCAAAAATTGTGTGCGCAATTCCACTCTTAGCAAACTTGACAGATGCGGCATCATCGTCACCCATGCTAATATATAAATGTCCACTGTCTGCACCATCTACTTGGTAATAGATAGCTGCAGTATCAGAACTACCACTCCACTTTAATCCTTTAGATTTAATTGGGTAAGTTTCTCCGCTCGCGGCAGGCCAAGATGCAATTGCTTTAAATGTAATATCACCAGTCATTGTTCCGCCCGCTAAAGGTAAATCTAAGCTGGCATGTCCGGTTACATTACCAGTTACGTTACCTGTTAATGAGCCTGTTAAGTGACCACTTAAAGTGTCTGCTTGAACATTTTTAATATAAGCATTATTCCATCTATAGGTTTCAGAGCCTAAATCTTTGGTGTCTTTTGCTGTTGGAAGTAAACTTCCTGGAATAATTGTATTACCAGAAGCATCTAACAAAGTTAAGGTTCGTACTAAAGTCGCGAAATCACCAGAATATTGACGTACGTAAATTGGCTCGTTTCCATCGGATTTTACGGCAATTTCTAAGTATCCCGCATCACTTGCGGTTGCGCCAGTAATAATACGGGCACCATCGCTATCACCAACAGTCCAACGAATTCCGCTTGAAATTCCAGTTGAAACATTTGGAAATAAGATATTGTTATTAAAAGTTTTATTTCCGGCAAATGTTTGCGCACCGGCGATTACAGTACCTGCGCGGTTCGCACTTGCGACCGGCAACATAATAGTATCCAATGCAACATTTCTACCATTATAAGTAGTAATTGTTACACCGTCGGTACTTGCGTACTTTGTTCCTTCGCTTGAAATTCTTGTCACATAAGTATCTGCGATGTTTTGTTTCATATCGTCAGCTTTTGCTTGCTCAGCGATACCGCCGCCCATACTTACACGCTTGTCATCTACGTCATAAAAGATTGAACCAATAACCTCACCTTCATCATTGGTTCTTGTTGTGAAGTAAATGTGTCCGTTATCTATCTTATTGACATAGGTTTTATCAGAATTAAGCTTCAGAAGGTCTTCTTCTAAACCGGTCGAAAATTTTACATTGGTTGCCATAAAATTTTTAAACCTCCTTTATCGCTTCAATTTTTATAATTCATCCTATATATCTTTGAAAGTAATTCAAGTCATATTATTACTTTCTGGCCAAATAAGAAAAAGGGGAAGAACACCCCGAAGGATGCTCTTCCCCAAAAAAGTCTTAAATTACTACCCAGTATACGTCCTTTTCATAAGCTTCTTTTGCGGCTGCCGCAATTTGAGCTAAGTAGTCCGCCATCCAATCCTCATTAGGTTTGAATCCTTCTGGGTCAAAATCGATACCAGATAATACTTTACTTGAAGCAGGTAAGGTATTTAAGTTAAAGATTAATTTCTTGTCAACATAATTGTCGTCAAGTAAATAGAATCGAATAGAGAATTCTACATCGCCAGAAGCCTTAGTTACCTCTTGGTCAATTCTCCAATAAAAAACCATATCATTATCATCAGAGAATGTATCAACGTCGAAGTAAGGTACGGCAAAAACTCTCGGCTCACCGAGTGCGTTGATGTATTGGATCACGCACACGGCACCGGATAAATCAAGATTGTCGTAATATCTTCCAGTTTTGAAATAAATATATTCTGAACGATGGTCAGATTCAACGCTTAAATACTCAGGAGCCTCGATTGTACGAGTGTTTAGGTCCACTCGATAAATCTTCTCTGTCCCTGGAAGCAAGACGGCTAAGCTCGGTCTATTGAAATCCTGGATTTCATAAAGCAAATCATAGTATTCTTTAGATTCTGTCTTCATAAGCCTAAACCCTCCTTTTTAGCGAAATCTTGCTCAAAATTAAGCTTCAGCAACAGCGAAGAATCTTGAAACTTTAGAAGCCTTAGTTCCGTTATAAAGGTTGGTTACTTCACAGTAGTAATAACCAGAAGAAGTAGGCTGATAGGTTGCACCAGTTTCACCTTCAATGAGCAAGTCATTAATGTTTCTCTCGTAGCGACCTTCATCAGAAGCCTCAATGTCATCTTCAACAGTTCTACCGTTAGCTCTATATTTGAACCATTGATAAGAAATCTTATCATCTTCAGTTCTCTGAATAGTTTCACCGCAGTTAGCAGCAAAGCTATGAGTTACTTCAAGATATTGATGGTCAATAAGCATGTCATCAACAGTAAAGCTAATGTCACCAACAACACTTACCTTAGGAGTTGCTGCTGTGTGAGTTACTCTACAAGCATAGCTATTTAAGGAAATAGATTCCTTGTTTACGTTGTTAGTAACAACTACTCTATAATAGCCATCACCTACACCGCCAGCTTCAGCAGTCTCAACATCAGTACCTTCAACGAGATACTCTTCTGCAACTGCATCTGTGATGTTCTCCCAAGACTCTTCAATTGCTGGGTCTTTGCCAGGAGCACACTTCTGCCACTGATAAGTAAACTTACCTGCGTCAGGCATTGTAGGATTTACTTTAAGAGATAAATCATATTCCTTGTCAGCTAACAAAATGCCAGACAAAGGAAGATTTGCTGCGTCATCAGCGAATACAGGAAGCTTTGGTCTTGGAACAATAATTGTCTTAGACTGAACTTTCTTAGTGCTGTTACGCAAACGGTTAGTCGCGAATACAAAGTACTCACCAATTCCATCGATTGTACCAGTAGAGAACTTCTCAAAGATACCATCAACTGGATATTCATCTGCGTCTTTATCGAAGCTTCCATTATAAAGGATGTAGTCACCAACGGAAGCTGGAGCAACAGCCTTCTGGTAGTACAACTTACCATCCTGTCTCTCGGTATCCTCGGTCAAAGCCATAGTGATTTCAGAGAACATATCTAAGCCTGCGCCATTGTCGATGGAGAACTTTCTCCAGCCGTAAGAGATACGACCGCCGTCATCAGCAACAGCCTGAACACTCTTAGTAATGGACTTGGTTCTGAAACCATTTTCATCTTTGTCAAGGTTTACGATTTCCTTATCAGTTTCAGTGAGAACTTTAGTCCAGCGAGGATCAATAGCCTCAACAGAACCGCTAACAAGAGTAGAGTTCTCAAATCTGTCATTGATAAGAGTTGTCATATCATCAATCTTATCCTTGTTATCAAGAATGATATCAGGAAGGTTAAAATCGAGAGAAGGTTTAACAGTTACTTTCTGAGTTAAAGTAGACAAGGAGTAAACAAGCTGCTTCTTATCATTGAACTCATAGAAACGAACTGCGAACTGAACGTCACCTGCGGCCTGGGTGATTGTAGAAGAAAGAGGCCAACCAAAGATGATATAGCCAGGTTCACTCTCAATATCTTTAATCCAAGGTGCAGAAACACCCTCGATAAAGTTACCATTTGCATCTTTTGCAGGAGAACGCCACTGAATGTAAATGTCCTTGGTATCCAAGTCAGTTACATCAAAGAATCTGTTTACTTTAAAATATACAACCTCAGCAACTTCATCACCCTGAACAGCAACGCCATTAGAAGCAAATGAAGGAGGTACGGTAATAAATCTTGTGTCAGCGTTAATTGTAAAGACTTCCTCATCTAATGGAAGACGAGTGTACTTATTACGATTAATTTTGTTCAACTCTTCAATGAATGAGAAATACTCGTCCAGAGTGGTGATATCATCACTCTTGTAGTAGGACTTAGCTGCGTCGAACTCTTCATCTGTACACAATGTATAGCCGCCTGTAACTGCATCGATTACATAGTATCTATCCTGCATATAAGTTTCTGCATCTAATGTGATAGCTTCCATAGGAAGAAGCGCATCTGCAGAACCGAATGGAACTTCACGACCATCACCATCATGGGTTCTTAAGTCTTTAGAAGCGAGTTCATATAAGAATTGATACTGACCGGCATTCTTTTTATTAACATATGTAATCATTCAATCGTCCAATCCTTTCTTAAAATTTTAATTGAAGGAGGCCGGTTGCGAAAAACACAGCCTCCCCCAACTCTTCTTTCAAATAATTTTGAAAAAAGAATAGTTTATAATAATCATTTCTGACCAGTTGGAGCCTTTACTTCTTTCCAAAGGTCAAGTTCACCTTCTGGAATCATTACAGAATCGACAAAATTCTTATTATCCTTAGTAAGCTTTTTGCCATCTTCTGCAGTCAAGAGGTATTTACGAATGTAGTAAACGTCCTCTAAATGAACGGGACTTGTAATAGTCCCGTTCGTACCAAGGTAAACGTAATAAACTGTTTTAGTCATTTGTTTTTACCTCCTTATTAAGCACTTGGATAGCTTACGGTACCCGCGATAGCCGGAGCGATACGGTCGTTGACTGTAGCCTGCAATGTTGGGTCTGGAGTGCCACCAGTAACGTAGATATTAACATTGTTAATAGCACGCTCATTCTGTGCGAATGGAGTTGTACCAATAGTGGTCAACGCTGATGGACTACCTGGCTTACCAAAGTTAACTGTTTCAATAACTGGGCCAGAGCCTGCACTAATGTTAATGAAGTACGCAAATGCGTTATTACCTAACTGCTTCAAGGTTGCAGGTAACTGCATCACAGGAATAGTATCAGTAATTCTCAAGGAACCAGTGTAAGCGTAGTTACCAATGTAAGAAATCTGAGTGTCTCCTAAATCAGTAGGACAAGCCAAAGAGCTACATCCGGAGAAGCAGGAAGCTCCAAGTCTTCTCATAGACTTAGGCATAGAGAATGTTTCAAGCATTGCACACTCTGCAAAACCATTCTGCAAGATTTCTACAACCTTAGGCGTACCATGCCAGTAAACATGAGTGATGTTTGAACCCTTAAATCCACCAACCTGAAGAACAGGTTCTTTGTTATACTCAGTAGGAATTGTAATCTTACCAGAGAGGTTTACATTAGGAGTTAACATCCAACCTTCGAGAACTTCCTGAGTGAAAGCGTCGATGTAGGTAATGTGTTCAGGTTTAAAATACTTCATATCAGTTGCGGAAGCGTAAACGCTTTCTTTTACGAACACGCCGTAGAAGTCCATATCTTGAGAAGCGATAATGGTATTTACGTTTACTACCTTAGCAGTAGAGGCATTCTCAACAATGAGATTCTTAACATTTTGAGTCCATCCTAAGAAACGATAACGCTCTTCAGCGCCGAGTGATGTTTCTGGAATTGAAGGAATGCTTTCAATGTCGTAGAGAGATTCTCCATGGACAATTGTGTAATCATCAACAGCAGTCAACTGAGTTTCAGAAGGTCCCGCCCAGAATCTTACATTCCATTCATGGACTGTGAAGACTGCGTAGAATACGTAGTCAGTTTTTCCTTCCTCAAGACTTAATGCCTCCCAAGCAGCTTTCTGTGCGGCAGGTGTCGCCTCGGCGCTTGAAATTAATCCTGTCTTATCGTTGGTTGTAGACCAACCGTGGAAGTCATAGTTATCCTTCTGAGGATTGTATAACTCATAAGGGTTAGAGAACCAAGAGCCATCTGCAACTTTTTGTACTGAAATTTCAGTATTTTGAGGATTTGCATTAGCTACATACTTATAAGTTCCGTCCTCTTCCATAATGATAAACTTAGCAGTGTTAGCCTTATTCACGTTAGCGAAGAAGAATGTTAAGGAAGGATAGTTCTTAACAAGAGTATTTCTTACATAAAGTTCATCAACAATGTCAGCTTCATCAGTATTGTTAACATAAATAATACCACTGATATTAGGAACGTTACCAGCCATACCTTGGAACTTACTATCGGTAATGAATGTCTTTAACATATTGATACTGCTAATCTGATTGATATCATCATCTGTAATGGTTGTGTCTTTTCTATAGAGTTCGCCATTCAAGATGTCAGTCTCAAACTTATGCTCATCATATTCGTACTCGACAAAACCATAGTGACCATCATCTTTATAGTACTTAGCTGTTGGGTCGTATTCATCACCTTCAACTAATTGTACATATGGACACCAGTTTACATTAGTCATTTGAATCTTAGAAGTTGTGCTTTGAGCATTTCTAATTTCAAAATATTTATTCAACAACTTATATCCGTCGTAGCCTAAGCTACCGCCACGGAAATTCAAAGTATTGATTACAGTTGCATTCTCTTCAAACATACCTTCGAGGTAAAGGCCTCTCTTTGCTACTAAGTTACCAAGAGTATCTCTCTTAGGAGCCTCGTATTCAGTAATTAAGTTAGTAAGCAAGTTAGCTTCAGTCAACTCAAGACGAGTGAGAGAAGAAGGCAAGTATAAAGTATGAAGAGCAACACCTTCAGCGAAGTTAAATGCTACGAAGTTAGAACCAGTTGCACGGAAGTTCTGGAGCTTTTCACAAGAACTAAAGTCAAGTGTAGGAGAACCAGTAGAAACCTGTAAATTACACAAGTTAACCTCTTTCAAGAGTGGCATACCACCGAAAGTATCTTCCTTACTACCAGGGATAGAAGGCTGGTTAATCTTATCATTTCTCCAGGTGATTTCTTCGCCAGTATCTGGGTCAATTTCAACGCCGTCATAACCAAGCTTTAAGGTTGTCAAGTGAGTTGCGTCACCGGTTAAGTCGAACTCCTGCCAGTAGAGATTATGCATTTCACCGAGGTCTGCCATCTTATTCATACCATAAACATAGAGCAACTGCTCAGGGTAGTTAGCACTGTTCATAACACCGTTTTGGATAGCAGTAATTTCAAACTTAACAGGGTTAATACCATCATATTTCTGTGATGGATATGCTTCAGCATCGTCAGATACTGTTACATAAGAACTTCGGATTGGTTTTAAGTCAATCCAATATTGAGCATCGAATGGATATCTCTTGCTACCATTTTCATTGTAGTAAGGAGTATCTACACTATTTACCCATACGTCAGAAGTCTTTGTAGGGTTATTAGCAGCCACACGACCACGAATATTATTTGAACCACCACGTTGGTAGTTACCTTGGTTCAACCAAGAGTCAATATACTCGATACGGTTTGTTAAGAACTGCTGTCTTGAGAGTGAGCGGTCACCCTGCAAAGCGTAGAAGTAAGTTCCGTTGGTGTCTGTAATGTACTGACCATCTCTGTTCAGCCATCCAGTTAAACCATCCTTAGTACCCTTGTTATTGGTAATAGTAATATACTTCCACCACATATCAAGGTTAGTTGCGATAAGAGGTCTTACGCCACGAGCCATTAAAGAACCTGTTGCAGACTCTTCGAACTTGTACCAAGATTCGATATTCTCAATCTTTTCCAAAGTAGGTTGCTTTAACTTGGTCCAGTCAACACCTACTGTTGTACCTCTCAAATGCTTATACTTCATCAAAATGTAAGAGTTCTTGAAATACTTATAGAAGTTATTCCAAAGTAAGCTGTCTGATGTAGAGTAGTTACCAGCTTCAGTAGCGTCAACATTGTATTCGAAAGAAGGAATACCAGTATTGTTAATACCTAACTGAGTATCAATATCGTAGAAGATAGGATACCAAATGTAATTTCCACCTTCTTTGAGAGGACCCCAAGAAGCCATCATACAGTTCTTACCACGAGAGTCGTAACACTCAAAAACTTCAGTCATAATGAAGTAAGTTGCAAGATATTCAGGGTCAAAGTGGTCAGTTAATTCATTAACGAATTTAGCTGCACGATATTCCTGAGTATCATACTCGTACTCACGAATACCATATTTTACTTTCTTAGGAACGTAGTATTTACCAGGCGCATAGTTCGCTTCAGCGGTTGCCGCATCTACTTTAACTGTCGCGCGAGTACCTACCTTAACGCTACCATCGTAAGTATAGTATTCTTTAGAAGCATCATATGCTTCATCATTGCAGATTTCTACGAGTCTGTCTGCGTTATCTTTATATGACTCGTCAATAACGAGTTCATAGTAATCAATCTCAGAATCGAAAGTCTTGCTATTGATTGTGGTATAAGCTCCATCATTTTCAGAATAGAACATACCAGGGGAAGTAGTTTCAGACCAGAGATAAATACCAGTTGTTGCGAAAACTTTTGCGTAAGAAATTACAGTTTCGCCCTCGTCGTTTTCATCTTCATGCTGTTCAAAGTAGTCAGTATTTCTATCCCATACGGAATCATCTGCTTCTTTAACGTAAGCATTCTGCTCTTCATCATAAACATAGTAAGTACCTGGGGCATACTGAACATCACCGACAGGAGCAATTTGGTAAGAACCTTCTGCTACTACGTTTTCTGTATTAGTAGACCATACCCACTTATTTACGTCTTCCCAGTTCTTATAGAACTTATAAATCAATTCACGACCCTTATCTGGGTCAGCAATAACGTCGTATTCATCACCGAATTCAGCTTTAATCTTTGCGTTGTTCTCAGGAGTTACTGCAACTTTACCATCTTTATCAATCAAGTTCAAAAGAATGTCGATGTAATCCTCATTAGTATTATAACGATACTCAATGTTATCTGTAATGATAGGAGCACCAGCAGAAGTGAATTCGTTGGATTCTCCCTTAGGAGCTCTAAAACTCAACTCAACACGATTCCATGGGTCTCTGTAAGAACAGAATCCACGTGCGTTGTTACAGAATTCCCAACATTCAGCCATCTTGCTCATTTCTTCTCCGCCTAAGAAGTTACCAGTAACTTCCTCAGGAAGATTGAAACCAAGAACATCATCAGAGCCCTTATCCAAGAGCATACGATACATACCTACATAGAGGTAAGAACCATCAGATTTCTTGTGGAAAGCAAGAACAGGGAAGCCCTTCAAAGATGTTCTATAATCATCCCAACGAATATCAGAATTACCTGGAATTACGTCAGTAATCATAGAATCTGTACCTGCGAAAGCGCCCGCTTTAATGTAGTCTTGGAGAGGATGCTTACTATATGCAGTACCTACGAGAGAAGCAAAACCTGCATTGTAAGAACCAGAAGACTCCATGTAGTCAACTTTCATGGTCCATCTGTCAGTTGCGTTTGTATAGTTATCCATGTACCATCCTTTTTGACGAGTACTTTCTTTACCATATTGAATCTCGCCTGCGGCAAGCTTAGCCTGGTCGTCAAGATAATCTTGAGCGAAAGGTCCTTTATTCAGTAAGATATGATAAAGTTTCTTTTCGTTTGCGTTTGGATGATAATCGGTTTTTAATTTAATCTTATAATTACGTCTTGGATAGAACTCAGAAGAAGTACCCTGAACTACCAATTCGCAATAATCACCAGTCCAAGATGGGCAGTGGTGTTTATAATAAGTCTTAACAGCAGCTTCTTTTGTTGCTGCATCAGAAGTAGCTGCGCAGAGGCCATCTTTAATAGCCAAATCTAAAAGTTCGCCGGATGCAAAAGCTGCGTCCAAACCAGTATTAACGAACTCAATTTTTGCAGCGATTTCAGTCTTCTTAGACCAAGGAAGTCTGTCGTCACCAGTTAACTCAGTAGAGTAAACAATATATGGCATCAATGGAGCATCAGGATGGGCTTCATTATACTTAATCATTTCTTCAAACTTAAACTGGAACTCATTGATAGACTCATTTTCAACTGCAAGTTTGTTCTGGTCATAAATAAGAACATCTTTTTTATCTACAGAGTGGTTAGTTACAACGTCATTAACATTCAAGTCAGTATTATAAATACGAATCTTGTAAAGGTCAATGTCGCAATAGTTAGAGTTGAAGATTAACTTGTCACTCTCAATGGTAAACGCGTCTGCAGAAGATGCTTTAATAACACCAGTAATAACACCATTAATGTAGATATACATTAACTGAGAGCTCTTGGAGAATACCATTGTTAAGTAAACCATTTTACCTTCAACGTAGTCTACAGAAACTGTATCAGTACCATTGGAGAAGAAAGCGTCCTGAGGGCCTAAACACAAACCAGTAGCACCAGCATTATCGCCAGAGTAATACTTACATACAGCTTTTTCAAGAGTAATGTTCTTCTGAACACGAGAGAATTCCAAATCATCGTATTTTACACGGTCTTCTTCTTTCTCGATTGGATAAATTGGCAACCAGTACTGCAAGAATGCATCGTAGTTATCATATGTATCCTGTGCCATAAACGCATTATAGAAGTTTTCGTCACCGCTATAACGAGTAACGTTTTTAATCAAGTTAGAGTAGTCTTGGACATTTCTAACTTTAAATTGAATTTCAATAGAGTTAGAATCTCTACCAATGGTAGAATCGTTAAAAGTCATCTGACCAATAGGCAATGAGAACTCAGCGCCATTTGAAATTCTTAAACAGGTCTGATTATCTTCGTCAAGAACCCAACCGTTATTATACCAGTTAAAGTCTTTGAATTCAGCCTTAATTGCGCCATCCTCGGTTTCCCAATTCTGTCTATTTACAACAGATTCACTATTGGAACGTCCCTTAGCGTCGAACTTCAAGAATAAAGATTCTTGTTTTACATATTCCATTGTTCTTGTTGGGTCTTGAATAACCTCAAAAACAATAGTTCTTTCAACATCACCGCAACTAATAGAATATCTGTTCTGTTTTTCCATCTCTGCATCAGTGATTTCAAACAAGTTCCATTTATCCATCTTTGTGGTATCAATTGTACGAGGAGAACCAGGTAATTCAATACCATTCTTTTTCAAGTTTACAGTAATCTGATTAGAATTTGATGGGTCATAAGCTAAGAAAGGAATCTGAATATTGTCATAGTTATAATATGTCTCTTGGTAGTCGCCTAACCAAATAACAGGGGTTGTATTTCCAACTTCGAATACACCAATTTCGAATTCAAGAGCAGGAACTGCCAAGCCTCTATCTACCACATTACCGGTTCTAATACCTTGATATAACTCAATACGACAAGTATGATTACCATGAGTAGCAATCTCTTTATCTACCTGATAGCTTTGGAAGTTTTCAGATTGAGCGGTTAATACTCTACTCTGAATAAGATTTCCATCAAAATAGAAATCAAGCACCTTATCCATTGAACCAACAGCATTACATTGTAAAAGAACCTTGTCTGGAGTGTAACGTGTTAAAGCTGAGAAGTTTGCGCTTGGGGACAAAGTCAATTCAGAAGTCTGAACAGTTACAGATTTCTTAGTAGACTCACCAGAGTTAGTACCCTGTGTCCACATTGTCAAAATAGATGTCGCATTCTGACGTAAACGAGTACCAAATTCGAAGGAAGCTTCTACGCCAGTTGCTACGTCGATAATACCATTAGCATACTCGGAAGTCGCAGAACCAATTCTTTCTGCCAAAGTCCAGCTAACAGTAAGTCTATCATCCATAATAGAACCATCAACGTCAATACCAGAGTTTGCTGTGAAGAAAATCTCACAAGTCTGGCCATTCAGTAAGTTAGAAGTTGCTAAGCTCTTCATTGTAATACCAATCTTCTTGGCAAAATTAGAGCCGCCGCCTCCACCACCGCCGCCACTAACAGACATAATAGTACAAGCGATTGTCTTTTCTACAGAATTAACCTCTTGTACGCGGTAAAAAATTCCATCTTGATTAAGAATTAAATCTCCTTCTTTTGGAACTACTTCTTCCTCAAGGTCATCAAAACTTAAATGATAGAGGGAGTATTCATCAGGGTCAATGGTACCAGCTTCACCATAAAGTAATGAAACACCACTTCCGCCCATGGCTACTCTTGTATCTACGTCAAGATCGAAGTAAATTTTCCCCGTATCAGATGCGAAGTATACCCAACCAGGATTTTTAGGCGCATTCTGGATGGACTCATCAAGACCGGTGACCGGTCTAAACTTTGTCTTATCTGTCATTACGGTTTTATCTCCTTTCTATCTTTATATACTAAAATAAGAAAAGCGGGAGAGAAGCAGAAAACTTCTCTCCCGCTCCATAACTCTCTAAAATAAATAAAAATTAAGACTTAATAATTATTTAAATTCGCCCCACACCATCTCAATTTGGAGTCCTGCAACAGCTGTACCACCATTAGTGGCGCCATTGCCATCCTGGTTAGAGATTACAAGGGATTGGCTGTTAAGGGTCATTGAACCAGCCAGTTCATTAGTTGCATTCAAATGAGACTTAACACCTACGGTAGATTTAATAACACCAACGTGAGTACCATCAGCCTTTGTATAAATGCTGGTATCATATTGGTTCTTGCCCATTTTAGCGTTTGTATCTTCAATAGTATAGTCCTGAGTTCTAACACCAGTTACGTGACCAGTAGAGTCAGTAGTAACTCCAATAACAACAGGAATGGTTACCTCTTGTCCGAAGTTGCCTTCTTGAGGAGTCATTTCGATTGCGCCACGAGCAACTCCACTATCATCTACATTCTTGGTATTAGTTCTTGCTACTGTACCATGCTTTACTGTCAATTTCTCTTGGTAGCCGTTTGTTGCAAGCTTATCAGTTTGACGAGAAATTTCAATCTTTGCGCCGCCGCTCTGAGTGCCGCCTTCTACAATGAACTTACCTTGAATAGTTTTACTTGCGGTGTCATCTCTTAAAAGAATGCCACCACCATTAGTAACATCACTTGCAGGAACACCTTCAAAGTGATAAGTAGTATCCCAGTCAACAGTAGATTCAACTACGTCAAACTGAGGACTTGTTACATAACCATCAGTGCCTTCTGCATTACCTCTAACAATTAAGAGAGAACCAGAAGATAAGTAAGAAGCATTGTTATTCAAGGAAACAGAGTCAGAACCAACAACCATGAAGGTATCACCGAGAGATACTTTAATTTCAGTGGTACCATTCATAATCTTATAGGTGTAGTTAGGTGCGGTGCCGCTTGTTACGATATGAGTAGCTGCGCTACCACCGTTACCAATAGTACCTCTATAAGTCATTGCGTTAAGAGCTCTTAACTTATCCTGAATTTCAGACTTGGAATATACGTCTAATGAAACTTTACCATTCTTAAAGGTTGCAGTGTCTTTATCATCAACACCATATTCAACGGTAGGATTAAGAACCGCAGATAAAACCTTATTGTAAGTATCTGTTAAAGATACTTTAAAGCCTTCAGCTTCATCAGTAATTGCAAGAGTCTTATTCTTAGTATCCTTAACTGCTAATTTAATCTTTTTATTAGCTTCATCAACAGTAAGAACTACGTTGGTTTCTTCTTCAGTTTCATGAATGTCTGGAACAATTTCTACAAGAGAATTATTCTTTGCATTCGTAGAATCTAATTTAATTTGTGCATTGCTACCATTAGCTTTAGTACCAATAGTATAAGTATCACCAGTTAAAGTGATTTTATAAACATCAATAGTCTCTTGACCAATAGTTCTTTGAGACTTAGAAACAGTTGCAACAATTCCGTTTGCACCTTCAATTTGGAATGGTGCATTAGAAGTATGAGAGACGTTTCCAGCAGTGTAATTGTAGATTTTTCCATCAATCTCAATTACATTTTCCTCACCATCAACCTTAACTGCTACAAACTCATGTTTCTTTACATATGTATCACTGTTAATTTGCGCCCAGATGGAACCGTTGAATACACAAAGAATGTTGTCATTCTTGATGTAGTAAAAACGACCTGCATAGGCTCCAGGATTGCTTGAAACATCAGGCAAACCATTAATAGTATCAACAGTAATAACACCCTCATTAACTGGATGGAGACCGTCAGATTCACCAATGTATAAGCGGTGTGTGTCACTTGTTAAGTAAAAGCTACCAATTGACACAGCGGTATTATTCTTAATAATGTTGTCAACTGCGGCTTGGGTACCCAGTTTAAAACCAACATTGGAATTAACTGCCATAGCTATTTACTCCTTTCCATCTTTATTAAGCTGTGATATTTTCATCATCTTTCCATACCAAATCGCGCCACTTGAGGATATCCTTAATGTTTTCGATTTCGGTAGAAACTGTGTTGTATTTTGTTTCTAATGTTACAATCTTGCCTTCCATTGAAGGAACTCGAGACATAAGTGATGTAACATCGGCAATAATACCAACGTTCTCACTGTCGCCATACAAAGCGATTTTAACATTAGACATGTCCTGTACGAGGCCATTCACGCTGCCATCAGTAGGACCAAAAACTGCTAATTCAACTCTTTCAACACGATCGTTTAACTGAGTTACAGTTGCAACATTATCGTGTTTTTGCAACCAATCTGCAATTTCTTTGAAAGTATCAAATTGCTCTGGAGCATTTGCTACCAGCTTTGCAACTTCAATACTAACAATGGACTGCGCAATTTGAGGGATTGTAGAAGTGTCAGGATAGCCACCTCTTAAGGTCTTAATCTCTTGAACAAATTGCTCTGTTGCATTTGTTAAATCCGTGTTAAGTTTTTGAATGTCTAACTCGACTGCCGCGGTTGGGTTAGCCCATGTAGCATCACCGCGCAAGTAGAGATTCTGCTGACCTTTTTCAGGTTTAGGTACAAGACCAGAAGTACCATTCTCTTCTGCTGTCGCACCTGTCATTACGCTGACAACAAGAGCAAAAATCTCTTGAAGGGTCTTAGGAACCCATCCCTCAGTATTTATGTCATAAACCAAGATAGAGTTAGAAGGCAATCCAGACTCAATGAAAACATTTTCTAAATCTTCAATTTTAGTAATATTTTCACCATCTGCAATTAACTTATCTCCAAGGTATAATTTACCTTTATCTTCTCCATCTTTAGAAATAAAATACAAGGTATCGGCATCTTTTGCGCCAAGTCTTTCCCATGCGGTAGGAGTACCTCTTAAAAACTTTACGTAATTACCTAATTGCTGTACGTAAGCCAAAACATTTACCTCCTTTACCTTATGTATCCTCCTATCAATATTTCAGAATTGAGGATAGTAAATTAAATTAACCTGGCCTATTAAGGCCAGGCTAACTTTTTATATATTATGCTGGAGGATTCTCGCCGCTTTCTCCATTGGTATTGTCTTCTGGTACTTCAGTGTGGAAAGCTTCCAATTCAACAATTTTAGCTTCTAACTCAGCCACTTTCTTAAACAACCATTCGATTGTCTTCATAGTTGCATCTTCACCCTCTGGAGTTTCTTCTTCAGTGGTTTCAGGAATTGCATACTCAAAAGTGCTGGTTTCCATAATATCAGATGCCGCAAAATCTTCTTCATTCTTATAAGCTGCAGTTCCAAGGCCAGTTACCTTAACCTCTTCTTCATTCAACTTAACAGTACCGTTTTCTTCACCAGGAGTAAGAGTATAAGTAGGAAGCTCTTTGCGTTCAACTTCAATCTTACCATTGGTTTGCTTTACGGAATGAACATATTTGCCATCATCATCAGTAACAGTATCATCAGAATAGCTTGGAAGAGCTTCTCTATGAACTGTAATTTTACCCTTGTCTTGAGTTACATCTGATACATACTTACCTTCCTTAGTTTCTGCTGAAGCAGCTTCATTAGTTGGTAAGTCTGCTCTTGTAACTTCAATTTTACCATCAACTTCTTTTACACCAGATACATATTTACTATCATCAGGAGTATCATCTACATCAAGTGCATTTACTGCGTTTGTGATAGCAGTATTTCTATCTTCAACTTCTTTAGTAATAGCATCTTCACGAGCTTTAACTTCTTTATTCATCTGAACTTGAAGTTTTGCAAAGGCCTGATTAATTGTATCATTGGCACCAATTACTGCACTGTCACTACCAAGAGTAAAGTCAGAAATTGTTAAAGTTCCAACATTGGCTTTGGTCATTGTGAACTTGCCTTTAGCTGCATCTTCAAGTACCAAACCAGTTACAACATCTCCAGTAGCGGTATTCAAAGAAGGCAAAGGAATCTTCACTGTCTTAGTTCCAAAGGAACTTAAATGTCCTGCCTGGTCATATCCATTATAAGGAATATTAAATGTCGCTCCAAAATCTGGAGTTTGATTGTCAGCTTGATTATCATGTTGAGAAGTTGTACCCGCAAATGCATGACCAATAGTGAGAGTATCACTTTCAGCATCAGCTTTCATTGTAATCCATCTATTACCAGGGATAATAGTAAATGTTGCAACATGATTATTTGCTTCAATCGTACCTGCGGCAGATATTCCATCGGTTACTACAGAGCTGGCATTTCCAATTGTTAAGAACTTAAATCCATCTGGCAATCTATAAGTATGTGTCTGATTATGAGTAATATGACCAGCTGCATCAAACTGCATATCCTGCATTGTGAAGGTCTGACTATTATCTAAATCAGTTACTTCTGCAATAGCAGTTGTAGTTGGAGTGTGAATTTCATGCGCAATAGTAATACGGTCATTAGCCGCATCGGTTGCCATTCTAATCCACTTATTGCCAGTATAAATACCAAATGTATCTTGTGTATTATCTGCTGCTGCAATAACTGAATCTTCAGTTACACTCAATTGTGCTACTGAAGTACTTTCACCATTAGTCTTGAAATATTTAAATCCATATGGCAATCTAATTGGATGTGTGTTAGTACCAACAACATGACCCATCTTATCCACGATTGGAGTGAAAATATTAAACTGGTCAACCGCAGGATTGTTCAAGTCTAAGAGAGACTTAGTCTGGTCTTGAACGGCCTGGAAGTTGTGATGAATAGTAATCAAAGGATTTACTGCCTTGCCTTTGGAGTTAACAATTTCTCCGCTAACATGCATTGTAATCCACTGGTCTTGCATTGCATCAACATTTGCTGCTTTTGGATAGATATCTGCGCCAATACCCTTACGGTAAGTAGCTTCAGATGTTTTTTCAACATTACTTGAAGTAAGCTGTTGTGTATTCCAATCAGTGCTTTGTACTCTGCCATACTCATCAACAATCATTAAGCGATGAGGAATCATCTTATCAAAACGATTGATAATGTCATTCAAAGTATTTAAAGCACCTTGTACAGTTGCTCTATCTCTGGTAAGTTTATCATCAGTCAATAAGAGTTGATTGATTTTCAAAATCAAACCATGAATAGTGTTAAGGTTTCTCGCAAAACCTGTCAACTGAACTAAGTCATAGGTTTCTTTTCTTGTACCTAAGGTTACGGTCGCTGGGATGGCTCCCGCATATACATTCCATTCAGCGCCCTTTTCATAAACACCAGCTTTATCTTCGATAACGTAATAAGTCTTCTTATCATACAATGGAGTCTCATTAGTGTCTGGCATGTCTGGCTCACGAACGATTTCATATTCACCAGTGATAGGGTTCTTGGAATAATATTTATTAGGCTCATAGAACTTAACAGTATCAGGAACTGGAGTAGGTCCATCCACGAATACATAGTAAGGATTATGAGTTTTCTTATCATAATGGTCAAGTAAGTAACTTCCCATTCCATCATTAGAAGTCAAATAATGATATCTATGAGGAACATAGAATGTAGACTGAGTTTTGCAAGCATACTCAGGGTCAGTTACTTTCTCTTGGTCTGTATAAACGAAATTATATTCGTCTCCCTCTTTCTTAACACCAAAAACAAAGAATTTCTGTTCAGAATCATAAACTGCTTCAATTTGGTCTGGTGTTACAAGAGAGTATCCAATAAATTCACCATCGTCGTTATATTCTTTAAAGTAGAAAGTATCTTCTTGATAGAGCGCCAATCTTAATGGAGTAGGTTCAATTACCAAATGTCCAGTAGTAGGAACAAGACGAATTTCTCTCAAGAAGTAATCTAAATCTGGATTAATGATTTCTTCAGTGTATAATTTATAAACACCTTCACCATCATCATAAATATAAAGGTCGTAATCAAAACCATCTTCAAGAATTTCTTCATAAGAAATTGGTGGATAGTGAGTTTCTTGAATGTATAATGGTTTATCAGATTCTTGGCTATCTTGCTTAATTGCAAAATGTCCAGCTTTCTGATTACCGAAATATTTTCCTTCTGGCTCATTATCGATTCTATATTCGCCAGTATCTGGGTCTAAATAATAGTACTTACCTGGAACATAAAGTCCATCATAACCGCCAGCTTTATCATTTGAAATATCAAATACTCTATTATTGTCGATTTTATAGTAAGTTCTATTTAAGGTTGGTGCAAGTGCTGAATCAAGCAAATAAGAACCGTTTTGTTTATAATAGTAAGTATTCTGTACATATGCACCACTTAAAGGGCGCTCTTCAAGGTCATTCTCTTCATCAATTGTGAAATACTTATGTCCTGGATGATATACTTCATCACGAACATAGTCTTTCAACCAAATCTCTGGAATGTCACTATTTATATCAGTCATATTTCCACTTGAAGTGAAATCCTGATAGAAATACTTACTTCCATCGAAAGGAGTTAATCCTGCTGGGTCAAAAGTTGCTGTTTCAGCAATAACTTTCTTGTAAAGAGTTTTACCTCTATCAGCTTCAGTTGCTTGTCTATATACACCATTCTCAAGTACATAATAATCAGAAATATCAAAGTCTTCTGATTCTGGTTGAGTTGGCTTGAAATCAAAAATTTCATCAGTAACAGGAGTGTATTCATATGTCAAATATTTTCTTACATAAGAATTCTGATACTTAGCAACCTTTTTAACCATGTCTGAAATCCATGGGTCTTCTGGGTCAATCTCAAGAGTTGGGTCAGGAGTTACAAAGTAAATTCTATCCATATTTAAAAGGTCGATATTATCACCAAGAGTAATACAAGACTCAGGAGTGATAATCATACCCATCAAGTCATGAACAGAGTTAATACATCCTGCAAGAGTTTCGGCTTCAGCTGTATTGTAAGCATTTCCATCTTGGGTACTTACCATACGCAAACCGTTTCTATTCAATCCACCACGAGCATTTTCCCATTTAATATCTTCATTACGTACGCTTGTTTGGCGAATAATGTCATTAGTCTCACGACCACCAAACACCATATCCCACATACGAGATACTGCGTCACCAAGAGAAGGTAACATAATTGAAAACTCTTGAGTATCCACCTGCATCTGGTCATCAACAGAAGCGTTATGAGTATCATATCTCTTACCGCTTAAACCAGTAGGCTTCAATTCAATTCTATCTTCTGGAGTCCAGCCACTTTTAGCCACAATTTCATTGAAACTTGGTTTACCTTCTGCAATAAGATCGGCACTCTTACTAATTAAACTTGGATTAAAACCTGCTTTATTATAGTAAATAGCTGCGCCGAAAGTTTGGTCTTCAGGAGATTCCGTAGCATCCCATGTTCCTGTATTAGGATTATAATAAACAGTTTTTTCTGTTCCATTTGCGGAATTATATAATTTACTATTCCAACTTGTTAATTGGTCAGAAGGATAATAGATTTCATCAATTGTTAATGAATGCTGTCCTCCCATCGCACCAGTTCTATCAATTGCTGGACCTTGTAAATCATTTCTTTGCGCTTTTGTTCTAATAGCCCAACCTGGTTGAACATGAAGTTTATAATAAACATTTGTACTGTCTTTGTCAAAGTGAGGAACTAAAGGAACTGTAGTAGGCGCGTCTGCGGCAATGTCAAATGTAGGAACTACTGAATTTAATTCAGCAATCATTACATAGGTGTCACGACCGTTTCTAATAACTTTCTGCCATACAGTAGAATCGTACCCACGTCCACTTCCATAAACTAAACGGTCAATACTTGCGTTTAATGTATATGTAGAAGCATCATCTGCTGCGGCAGACCAAGCAAGCTCATCAGTTTCTTTTGTTAAAACCCAATATTCAACATATTTAGAGTTGATATTGTAGGAATGGCCCTTTTTAACATGATAAATATTGTTAACTTCTAACTCTTCAGAGGTTACCCAAGTAGAATTTAAAACTGCGTCAGACGCAGAGTTACCAATAATATAGATGAATAAGTCTTGGCTAATAACTCTTTCATAATAAGTTTGGGTTTCCACCCATTGGCCAGTTGCTTTTTCAAAAACTACGCCATCTGCTGTGGTATAATAAACATTTGGCTCATACTCAAAGTCAAATAAAGTAACTGGATAATAAGTAACTGCATCTTCATTATCTTCTTCATATCTCTTCATGAAGGCTTCATATTCAGTTTGAGTTACTTTCATAGCCTGATAACCAGTTTCGGTTTTACCAGTAATTCTATAATAAATTGAATTTTGGCTGATATTTGAAATTCTCTGTCCTACAGGAACTGCAACACATCTACCTTTTGAAAATCCTGCGGACGCAGTGATTTTTGTTGGCGCTTCAGGAGCAGCAGTATAAACGACTGTACCATTAATGTCCATTGACTTAGGAGCACCAGTATACACCTGTCCGTCATACATCCAACACTGACTGGTTGGGTCTGTTGGATCTGGCTTATAGAAATAATCATTATTGATTGTTGTATCATAATCAACCAATACAAATCGGCCTGGATAAACACCATCGTTACCTGCGTTCATTTGCATCTGATTGCGATTCGCATAGGTTTTATCAAACTGGAAAGTAGTTTTTGATGTATTGGTTATGTTACCATAAAATCCCATATATCATTACTCCTTTCCATCATCATAAATAATGTCTACAATCAAGTAAGCATTATTATTATTATTGATATTAACCATTGAATCTGCATCAAATTGAATCGCTGTAATTTCTGTTTGTCCAACCAAGTCTAATTCATAAATGCCTGTCAACCCGATGATAATCGGGTCAACAGCATTATTTAACTTAAACTTAGTTCCAGGAAGGGCTTGAATTCCCAACTGGAGAACCGGGAAATTATCTCCAAAGACAAGGCCAGAAACATAGTGCTGGTATGTAGTATCTATTAATCCGCCATCTTCGCCAACTACCTGGGCAGGCTGATTTTTAGACACGCCATCAGCTGTGTCATTATAATAGCGGAATTGTTTAATTCTATTCGCCATTCTCCTTATCCTCCTTAATATAATCTCTCCACTACTTTGGTAGCAGAAATTGACATCGTTCCTTGATATTGCAAAGGAATCGAAATTCGATTTATAATATACTCTCCCTCAATACCACTGTTTTCATCTTTTACAAATATACGAGTATTTGGTTCAAGATAATAAACTGGTAATGCATTGACTGTAATGGATTCTGTACAGTAAGCATAATTATATAAATGAGAGTTTAATTGGTCAAATGCAGATTTACCTTGAGAACTAATAGTAAACAAATTCTCCATTACAGTAGGAAGTTTAATAAAAGTATAACCAGGTTTTTGTTCATGCATTTCTCCCATTTCATCATCTGAGACTGTAGAATCTACAAAAATCACGTTTGGAGTATCTCTAAAATAAATGGCTTTTACATTAGAGTCATTTTCGGATTTTGGCCTATTACCAACATTATAGACTGCATAGTTAGCAAGTTGACCATCACGAGCATCTAAAAAATCGAACCAGAAATTGAGTAATTCTGGAGACTCCAATACTGTTGTATGCCATCCGCTTTCTGTGTCATATTCTCCAGTAACCTTAACAAAATATAATTGCTTAGGGTCATATGCCATATTTTTAGTGCATTGTTTTAAATAATAGAAAATTGAAATATCTTTAATATTATTATAATTTTCTTCACTTAACTCAACAGGTTCATATGAGCCAAAAACAATCTTCTTTACATAAGCTTTATTTTTATCAAATTTATCAGTTCCAGTACACTGTACTGGAACATAATAATTTGTTGGATTGGCATTATATTTACTTTTAGTTAAATAAGCAGTTTCATAAGAGCTAAGATAAGTGGGATTATAAAGATTTCTCCAAAATCCTAAAATATCAGCATAATACTGCTCATAGCCAGTATATCCATCTGGGTAATAGCTTTCACCAGTTTCACCATCACGATTATTTTCAGCAAGTTTTAACAAGAAATCATCTTCTCCTTGATGGTCCATATAATCAAGAGCCATCTGATAAATAATCTCTCGCCAATCCACTTCTTTAGTATAGACAACGCCATCTGGAATCCTTGGCTTATAAAAATAAGATAAAATACCTTTTTGATTTGCGTTGTTGATAAAATAACTATAACTGTGGCCGCATGGTGCGTAAGTAACAGGTTCTCTCATAGGATTATGACCTGTATAAGAAAGAGCACCAAGCGCAGTTACGTCGAATAAGAAAACTGGTCTATTTTTATCCCAAGTAACACCACCAGGGAATAAAGCTTGCAAATCCAAATAAGTGTATTCAGTAATATAATTACTCATAACATCGTTTGGATAATCGCCTGTCAAAAGATGGTAATATTCAGCCCAGTCTCTTACTTCCCACCAATCATCAGAAAGGCCCTGCGGTACGGGAGCTTTATCATATTTTACCAAATCCATATTTGTTGTGTATACTTGACCACTAAAACTTTTATAATAAGTCGGTTTCTTATCAATCGCATAACGTAAATGAATTGGAATCTCTTGCCCAGTAGTAGACTTACGTGCGCCCCAAATTGAGAAATCATTTTTAAGATTTGCTAAGTTAGGAGCATTTGCAAAAGAAGTAATAATATTACTATTTTCAAAGTTATAACTTACACCGGAAGTAAGAGCAACTGGGTCTACATAAGTTTCGCTGTCTGTATTGCGAGCAATATTATTCCAAGATTGATTAATAAAAGTTCTTTTTCTTTGGAATACAAAATGACCTTGAAGGTCATAAAAATATTCAAAATCACCAAGCATAGATTTAATCTTATCAAGCATTTGAGTAACAGTACCGCCAACTTGAATTACTAAATCTCCTGCATAAGTAAGACCGATTAAGCGATAGCCAATAGTCATACCATCTGTTGCACGAATAACAGTATAAGTTCCAGTGATGTTACCATTCTCATCAGTCGTGCGTACATAAGTTGGATAGGTATCTACGTCAAGGTAATCTGTACGATTATCATATTCAGAATCATCAAGACTACCAATAGCAATCGTATCTGTAGACCAATCTAAATATTTTCCCTGTTCTTTATCGTATTTCTGATAATAATAACCACCTTGTTCACCATTCATAGTCATATTGGTTACTTCATGAGTGTCATTATTAACAAGGAAATACATTGGAGTTTCTCCTCTATACTCCATTAATTCTGCGCCAGCCTCATCCAAGTCATTAATAATAATATTTTGATATGGCTCTTGCGCATAGGTGTGAACTGCATCACGAATAATATCTTTCAATAAATATTTTTCTGTAATAATACTTCCGTCCTCTTGAACCAGATCAACCTGACCGAAATCAACGGAAAGCGCAGTCACAGTACCACCAATCTCTCCATTTAGCATACACATCTTATCTTTACCTTGTAAAGAAATAGAATAGTTACTTACACTTTGAGAAGTGTTAAATGAGGAGATTAAAAATGTTCCCTGCGGGAACCAGATAATATCTGGATATTTGGGTTCAATATCATTAGTTAAACCAACATAAAGTTCAAATTTTGTATTTAATCCCCAATAATAATCATGAATGTTGAGCTCTTCTGCGACCATACTAACCGAACAGGTGCGTCTGACCGCAGAATTGCCATCAATATTCACGGAACCCTGGGTTACTCTACCAGTAATTTCTTCCAAGGGTTCCTCTTTAAAATTTAATGATACTACACGGGCGAAAATTTCTCTTTCTTTCTGCTGGTCTAATAATCTCAAGAACTCTTTGTCTAACAAAGGGTTTGTCATACTATACCATTCGCCTCCTTGTATTCTCTAATGGCTCTATTTAACTGAGAAATGAAAGATGAATAGGTATTCTTAGTTAAATTCTCCATCATTTTAACTTGGTTTCTATACATACTTAATTGAGTATCATTTAAAGAAGTTGGTGAGTTAGGTGGAACTGGCAATTTAACTACAGCCGCTTTACCTCCACACCAATCACTCTGGTATTGATTATATGCTGAAAGATAACTATTTTTTGCTGTTTTTACAGCTTCATCACTTGTTTCAAATGAATAAGTAATAATTTGTTTAGAATAGCTAATCTCAGTAATAATACCTGGATAAAGTCTTACATCTGGTTTTCTTTCTTGCATATCAGAAATTTCAAAATGTCCTGTTTCTGCAATATTTACCCTTTCACCATCAATTACAATATCATAAATATTTTCATTGATAGGATGGATGCTAATTGTAATAGGGTCGAAATAAACCGGAGCATAAGGGGCAAAGTAAGGAGAAGTTCTATCAACCAAATGGTCTTCTTTAATAAAAGGTTCTAAATAGACACTTGGGTCTTTTTTATTTTCATAATAGTATCTATAGTCAGTTCTTCTGAAACGAATCTGGTATAAACATAATGGGTCTAAATCAGCTGGTTCAATAGGATTCAAACAATCCATATCAGTATAAAACTTCAAAGGATTGTCAGATGTAACCATAAATACAGAATCTCCTCTTTCGATATAGTCTTGATATTTAATATCCATAAAAATATCTCTTGCTTCACGCTTAGTAAAACGCATAAATGCAATATGTAAGACTTCTGTTTTTATATCTTCTAAAGAAGCTAAATAGTTTCGAAGACCTGGTCCATTATATGGGAATCCTCCAACATATTGCTGGATAGGCACATCCTCAATATGGACTTCTTCAATCATACCGAACACATTAGCCACCTTAGATTTGTAACTATAAGTTACCAATCCTTGCATCATATCTTTCTTGGCAATTTGGATTTTTGTAAAAGGAGTTTCACTTGAAACTGCGTAAGCCCCAGTAGCGCCAATCTGAATACTAATGCCATCAATGTAAATCAAAGTGCCTGGCATCATATCAGTTAATGATACAGAATAAAATTGTTTATCATTTAATGTGATTAAATCGTTTGGTTCACCAATTGCAGTTTGTGCAAACTTCTGAATGTCAACAGTAACCCAACGAGTCTGTGCTGTAAGGTTCTCTGTCGCATCAATAAGTCCATAATATTCTAAGTTTTCAGTTGTGCATTTCGCAATTTCGTATGCAGTACAGTTAAATGTATGAAGCATGCGGCCGACCGTATCGTTCGGAGTCAATGAGCTATTCATCAAGCGAACAATATAATTACCTTCGGTCGGAGAGCGGAAGAGTTTGGCTTTTCCGTTCGTAAGCCATTCTAATGCTTTCAACTTAAATATTCTTTCTGTTTTAATATTATCACTTGTTAAATCAAACGATTTTTCAGTAAGGGCAAGGTCTTCCTTGGACATGAACATATGACTGTCGTCCATTTGATAAGAAATTAGCCCAGAGATTGGAAATTCTCGATAGTTTACGTTTCCATTTCTAAGAATGAATGGATGTTGACTACCAATAGTATCCACCTTGGTTTCTAATACTGTATTCTTAAAGCTTGACACTTTAGGATTAAATCGAATCTTGAGTTGCTTGCTCCCATCATAAAGGAACGCATCTTCGAAATCCGCATATACTGCATTAGAAATGATTCTATCAGAGTAAATCTTATTAGCATTATATTGCTGCAAAGAATACTTATAAGTAACGCCTTGTTCAATTGTACAATCTACCGCACTCCATTTATCTGGAATCATAGATTGTAAGTCAAAACGTCTAAATTCTTCCCATACATATCCTGTATTACTTGCCGCACGAGAGATTAAGAAAGTACCAGAAATAACTGGGTCTTTTGGTGGAACATCAATAATTCTAATATTGATGAAACCATTGTCATAATCTAATTCAGCCTTAAGTTCTACTGTAATCTCAGGACTAATAGAACGTCTCTGCATTACACGATATTTCTGAGAAGCTTCTTCGAGACCATTAATAGTCTTAACCCAGAAGCGTGCATAATAAGAGCGGTTAATATCCAAATCTTGAGAAATCAAACAAGACTCATGTGATTCATAAGATACATCATCTTCAATAGTCTTATGGATAATCTCTCCACTATCATACACATAATTACCTTGGTCATCTTGAATTGTAAATCTACAGGAATACATTTTCTCAGTAGAATCACGCTTTACAACACGACCATCTTCAAGAGTAGTAGCACCCTCTTGGCTATATAGTCCAACATAAGAATAATTATGCTGGTTAATTTGTCCGAATTTAAAATTCTGAAGAGTTACAGTTGGTTTAGTTGTATATTTAATTACACCAACAGTTGAGTAAAAACCGACTTGATTATCCTTGTCAATATAAGCGAGCTGAACTTTGTAATATTGACCAACAGTAAAAGGTTTATCCAATCCTGAAATATCAAATGAAACTATCGTACTATCAAGTAGGTCAAAATCAGAGGTATCAACTGTCTTGAGAGTTGTGACATAAACACCACCAACTGTTTTGATTTTTAAAGCAAATCCAGCTACTTCACTAACTCCAACAGCTCGATTCATAGAAAATGGGACTGAGAGAGTCTCAGTCCCATAGAAGGCTGGAAGTGCTCCCTCTATTACAGGGGGATACAACTTTACTGCCATAGCCTTTACTCCTTATCTTCTTCGTCGTCCTGAATCATAAACATGATTGCGCCAACCTGCTGACTTGTTAAATCAACATCGTCAAACGCTTCAAGTAAAATGGTATTAATCTTAACCTCTTGTTTCAAAGAGAATAGGTCCTGAATCTCCTTGTTTGCATCATCAACCTTCTCAGGGTCAATCTTGAACTGATTTGGGTCTTCTTCAAGAGGCTCACCATATTTTCTAACAATCTCCATACGAGCTTTGTCAATATCTTTTGCCATTTCGACCATGCGGCCGATGTTTTTCTGTAAATAGAAATTTACTTTAACAGGGAGATGTACATCTTCATTGAAAACCTCTAAAAGAGCGTTTGCAATATTGTAAATTTCAATATTTGCCATTTCTTTACGAATTAACATAATCCTTTATCTCCTTTATAATATATTTATTTCAAAGCGGCGTTAATCATATCTTCAACTTCGTCTGCTGTACAATACTGAGAATGACTATGACTTGATGAAGCATAACCGCTATGACTATGACTTTTTGCTGCAAAATTTTCTGTAACCCACGTTTGTGTAGCTAAGCTTCCTACACTTTCATCACCGTCGGCTGTTTCTGCATTTTTATCAACTTCAACTAAAATACCATTTACAAATCGGAACTTCGCACGAGGGCCTAACACAGAAGTTCTAATCAATTGAGTGGCAGAAATACCTGATTCACCAGCGATTGTTAAACCACCCTCTTTAAAATCTACTTTACCAGCATCAAAATTAATAGTACCTGAACATTCAATTGTAAAATTACCATTAGCTTCAAATATTGCATTTTGTTTTAATAGTAATCTATCAGCATAAATAAAAGCAGTATCACTTAAAAAAGCAACATATCCAGTAGGTCCTGCTAACTTTGCCATGGTATTACTTAGATACAAAGAAGATGAACCTTGATCTAATTCTAAAATTAATCCTGTATCTGCACTAATTTTAGTTCCATCAACTAATAAAGGTCCAAATTTACCTTTTTTAGTAACTTGTAAATTTTCAAATTGTGCTAATCCATCAGCATCAATAGACCAAAGATTGCCGGCAATAACTCCTTTAAGATTAACATTACCAGCAGTATCAGCACTAAAGCTATCTCCATTAACACTAATACCAGTAGAAGTTAAATCTACTGTTCCTCCTGCTGCTCGTGCACGCAAGCTATATGTTGAAGTCGCCGCAGTAGAAAGTCCGGATGCAGAAATATTAAATGGTCCAATCTGGCCTTCCTTTTTCGCAATAAGCTTAGTACAAGTAACCGTACCAGAAGAAGCTACGGCAGAAAAAGAAGTACCAACACTTAAACCGTCATTTCCAAGATAAACACCAGAAGAGCCTAATGTTGGACTTCCAGTATATAAACAAGTAGCATTAACTTTGAATGGTCCAATCTGCCCACCGGACTCTGCATGAAGATAATCAAAATTAGCTTCACCGTCTGATGTAATAGACCATTTATAAGTGGTACCACCACTAATAGTGCCATCTTTATTAAGGGTTACAGTACCACCCTTTAAATAATTAGGATAAATATCCCAACCACCAATGCTTCCTTTATAAGAGTTAATATATCCAGTTTTAAAGTTAATATAAACTCCAGCTGTGTCTGCTACATAATCAGAAGACTGCATATAATAAGAACTTTTAGAAGCATATAAAATATATTTAGATGTAGTTGTCGCCTCAGCATCATAAATAGCTAAGAATGGTGCGCCGCCACCATCAATCTTAACATATGAGCCAGAACCTTCATTATCATAAGTAGTTAAAGTACCATTATTTAAATCAATCTTCATACCTTGCTTGTCTTTATAATTAGAAGATTGCAAGTAAAATTGACTTTCTCCCGCGTACATGATATTTATACTTTTTGCGGCATCATGAATTTGGAAGAATGGGCTGCCATTACCACTTAATTTAATATAGTTTCCTGAACCATCTACGTCATATGCCTGGAAAATACCTTTTGCAATATCTAATTTCGCACCGACTTTATCAGTGAAATCCTCAGATTGTAAATAATATTTTTCAGAGCCGATACGCATAATTTCTTTTGCGTTTTCGGTTTTAATAATTAAATATGGGTCAAGTGCTTGAATTGTAATCTGACTGTTGGTTTCTTTGTATGTACTATTAGATGTATTGGTATTATTTTCAGTAAGCTTTTTTGCTCCTCGAATGTCAATAATACCATCATCCAAATCAATTCGCATACCAGTCTTATTCAAAGAATAAGACATAGATTGAATCCAACCATGGTTACCATCAAATTCAATTCGACCCTTACCAGTTTTACCAATGAAGGCTTTGCCATCATCCATAAAACCAAAACTTTGCATACCATGGTTATAACCATATACACCAGTTTTCTTAATGGTTTTGTCTCCTGAGCCTGTCTCTACATCACCCATAAGTACGCCAGTAAAAGTATTATCACTTTCCTTTTTACCAGCACCAACCATCGTTGATAATATTGTACCATTTTCTTCGTCAATTGTCAAGCTGCCGTCCCAAGAATTCAGCATAGCGCTCGGCCATCTGTTTTGAATGATAAGAATTGGCTGGTACCACCATTCTTTCATATCAGCTGTTTCAAAAATTAAAGTAACACCTTTATCCAAATCATTAAAGAACATAGAAGTAGGAATAAATTTAACTCCATCTTCTGTTTCTTTTACAACTGGATAATATTTTCTATTAGCTTCAGTGTAGTCTGTAAGAACCACATCCCAAAAGCCATCAAACTGACTATCATCTTCAGTTTTAATTACTCTTAAAGGATTTTTATAATAGGCTGCATTACTACCGCCCGCATCATAAACAACACGATTTGGAAGTTCAGCATACTTAACATTATCAGAGCTTTTTACTGGAATTGGTAAATAAGCTTCAAGCATAACATCATTATGCTTAACAACTGCCTTTAAGATATTATGATAAATCTTAATTCCTTCTATCGCAGAAGCTTTAATTGTACAAGGATTGCTTCTTGTATTAGTCAATCCAATATTATTATCATAACTCCACCAAGACCAAGTGATATCAGTAATTTCTAATTCATTGTTTTCATAGTCATACAAATTAGCATTTACATTCAAAGTTTCACCTGGCTTAATAGCTGCGGCATTCTTATCTAAAGAAAGAATTAAAGTAGAATCTGTACCATTGGTTCCCATAGGACCAAAAGCTAAAGAAACTGACGCTTCATATGTTCTATTATTTTTTACAACAGAACAATAAATCGTATTATTGGTTGCGCTTTGAGTATAATAACTTTTAATTCTAAAGTTCTGTAATACTTCAATTTGCAATCCTTCAGCTTCTTCTTCTGGGGTCAAATCATAGTTTTCAGTACCCATACGAGTAATATAGAAGAAGTTTCCATCTCCACTAATCTCATCAGGAACTGCGCCAGACTCTTCATCAACCTCAGTAAAATATTCCACGCCTTCTTCTGGAGGATAAATCATTGTATTTGAAATTGGAATTTTCCAAGTAATAGATGCGGCCTTGTCTAAAGAAGGTTCACCAGTAACCAAAGACTTATAGGTTGCTTCAAGTTTTCTCACTTTCTTACCTTCGGTTGGGTTTAAAAGTTCGTTTGTCATATCATAGATACAATAATTACCTTGAAGACCACCATCTTCTTTAGGGTCACAAACAATTTGTAAAGCTTGAATTAAATCTACTGTTGCATCATTTACACAAGCGACCTCATTTTCAAAAGTAAACACTTCACTATAGTAATAGTTCACTCTGGCTAACTGCTGTAGTTCAAATTCAGTCTTTGCTTTCTCAAAATCTTCCTCTGTTTTATACTCATCTCTTTTAGCTTCTAATTCGGTGAAACCATCATCAATCTCAGTTTGAATTAACTCTAAATTAGGAGTTTCAACAATGATTTTATATTTTTCGTTTTGTTTTGAAATATCTGGAACAAATTTGTAACTCAACTTATTTAACTGGTCTGGTAATTCCTCCCAAAAGTTTCCAGCTAAAGTATCAGTTACACCCTCTGTTAAATTGAATTTATACCAATGTAGTTTTGCGTCTGCGGGAATTTCATTTTCCTTATCAATCGCAATAACTTGACCTTCCTCATCAAAATGAATCCAACGAGCTTTAAGTCTTTTTGTATTTTGCTCTGAGGATGCCTGAGGGGTATAAGTTAAAGAATCAAATGAATAAAGCAACAAAGCATCTTCTGCAAAGTCACTCAATGAATAACCAAGAGAAACAAATGGTTCTTTAACAAAAATATTGTCTGTTAAAGGAATATTGCCTTGGGTTGTAGGAATTGGTATGCCTGCGGCAGTTGCGAAGTTTGCATCCTGGTAGAATACAAGCTGCATGCGCGCAATTTCATCAATCATACTAATATCAAAAATCTTCTCTTGAGAATAATATGTTTCAAAGTTATAAACATTACCAAACATATCATCTGTTGTTAAGTAGAAGGAATAGTACTTTTCAGTTGCTTCTGTCTTAGCTGTATTAGTCTGTCTTCCTACTAAGTCAATACGAAGCCCGTATGAACCGACCACTGGAGCCAAAGCCGCAAGCCAAGACTTAAATTTTGCATTTAATCCAAGAACTTTATAACCCTTACCGATGCCAACATAATTTTCATCACCACTGGCATCGCGCTCTTTTTCAAAATCTCGCATCCAAAGAACTTTTTCTTTAAGAGACCCATTTGCCAACAATCCCGTCGCAGGCAAATCGTCTTCAATCAAATTCTCTGTAATATCTATGTAGTCCTCGAAAGGAGCCCTATATGTATAGTACTCACCATTATCTTCGACATATCGACCAATAATAATTTTCCTATTATTATAATCTCCATCAGGAACAGTCACATAGACTGATATGCCATTTTTATATGTAGTGACATCAGAGTACGCAATAAATTTAGATGAACCATCTGAACAAATGTATTCGCCTTTTTCTTTATTGGTATCATCTTCAATCGTACAAATGATTGTTTTATCATATTTCAAGTCATGTAATTTAGCTGACATAATAATGTCTACCGCTTGAAACAGACTTTCTGAAATGTCTTTCATATATTTGGCCTCCTTTCTCTCCATTCTAATTATTTTTGAAAATTGTATCTTAATTATTAGTTCAAATTGTCCAAATAAGAAAAAGGGGATAGACCGAAGTCTATCCCCCATCTATAATTAAGATTTACGGTTTGCGTATTGAGAAGCTGTGTTAATAAGATTACTAAATGCTTCTTCAATCTCATTTCTATCTGTAACTCCTGGGAACTCAGCATGAATAGTAACGGTTTGCTCAAGAGATTCTCTTGAGGTTCCGATCTTACCGATACCTAACAAGCTGGTCAATCCGAGGCTTGCACTCATTGCATTCAAATCAATGATTGAGCTAATCTCACGGATTAAGTTAACAGCAGAAAGTAAGTTTTCAGTGTCCGCTGGATTAAGAACGAGTTCTTTTTCATGGAGCATTGCGAAACGTCCTTCTGAACCCCACTCACCAGTGTAACCACCAGTATCAAATGAGCCATAGTAGAAGTTTCTTAACTGACCACGCTTACTTGCCCATGTTCTATAAATGTCACCATTTGGACCATGTGCATTGATGTAAGCCTGTGCTGCAGTAACACCCTTTTCAGCCAAACGAGAACGTCTGTCGCTACCATTATACCAACCAGACGCCGCACCGCCGTCCATCCAGATGGCTGCCGCAACACCCTCAGCTTTACTTGAGTTATCAGGTGGCATCCCATCGTCACCACTATCAGGGCTTCCAGAAGGGGTGCTACTTGGAGTTTCACTACTGCTTGGAGGTTCAGGTACACCTTGTTCAGCAGCGCTTTTCACTTCTCCCCAAAGCCTAAGTACTTCATTGAATTTAGTAATAATTTTATCGCTTTCAATAATCATTTGCTCAACAGAAGTGCTATATTGAGTTTCCCATTCAACAATTGCATCTACAACTGTTTGGTAATCCTCAACCATTTCTTTTGCATCCTCTTTAATCTCTTCAGTAGTTGTATTAGACTCTTCAACAATTTCACCAAGGTCTTCTTTAATATCTTCTTTCAAAGTATCAAAATTTAAATCGGCCTCATCCAAAGCATCTTTCATCTGGTCTTTCCAGGTGATAAAAGCTATATTAGACTCGTCCAACATGGTTTGAGATGCTTGGTTAAATGCCAACTGAGACTGCTCCATATTCTGGAAACCAGTTAAAATTGCATAATCAGTCTCTTCAAAGCTATCAACATAATCTTCATCAGCAGAAATTTTATATCCAGTTCTTTCAGAATATGCCATCCAATCGTCTTCGTACAGTGTTTTATTATTATTCAAAGCTAAATTTAACTCAGAATTATAATAACCCATTTGCTCTTGATAGAATCTGCGAACTTCATCCATCTTAGCTTGACGTTCTTCAATACTTAACGCCTCGTCAGCCGCAATTTCAGCTAACTTATCAGCCATCTCTTGTTGCATTGTAATAATACTTTCTTGGAGCTGATTGATATATTCAGCGTTATGCTCTTGAAGTTCATAAAGCTTATCTTCATAAGACTGCTCAGCTGCTGCTACATCCTGGTCATTAGCAGTATAAACGTATCCCCAGTTACCATTGTTGTCGCGAGTCATACGAACTTGACTCTTAGCATCTTTAACTTCTTCCAAAGCCAATTCAGCTTGTTTAAGTTCAAATTGCTTACGGAGATTTTCAACTTGATATTCACTTACTTGAGCACCAGACTCTTCAATTTCATTAATTTCTTCAAGAAGTTTTCTTAGCTCTTTCTTTGCTCTTATATTATCAGTATCATCTATGGATTTTTCAATATCACGAGTTAATTTACTAAACTCATAAATCTTCTGATAATCTTCCAGGTATCTATCATTCTTAGTTTGTGCTCTACCAAAAGCATCAGAAAGTTCAGCAATACTACTGAAACGACCTGCTACCGTTTCAGAAAATTTATCAAGGGCCGCAGTAATGGAATCTTGGAAGTCTTTATTAATCTCTTCCATCCAATCGGTAATGGAATCTCTTGCCTCTTGCTTAGCTTCAGTTAATTGAACTTTCATTTCAGCAATAGAATCTTCCCACATCTTACGCTCTTCTTCAGAAATATTATCTTTCTGAAGGGCGTATTGCTTTTCTGCATATTCAATATCTGCGGCAAGCGCATCTCTCTTAGCGATTTTTGCTTGAGCGATATTTTTTGCTTGAGCAACAGTTGCCTTATTAATTTCTGCAATAGTTTCATTTCCACCTGCAAAATTAGCTTTACCAACCAAGTCAACAATTGTTCGATAAGATTCAGTCATTTCTGATAAAGCTTCTAACTTATCAATACCCTTATCAAGTTCTTCGTTCATTTCCTCAAAAGCAGAAAGGAGTTTATCATGAACCGCTTGACGAGTTTCAATTAAAGATTGATTAGTGTCAATTAAACTTGAAGTATAATCACGAAGAGTTTGAACTTCATCATCAGTAAACTCCATTTGACCAAGTTTTGCCAAAGTAGCTTCGTCACCGGCTTTAAACTTATTAAAATCTTCATTTGTTAAACCATGATTAGCAAAAATGTCTTTAACGCCCTGTTCATAAACCTGATTTTTAGTCATGTAGCTTTGAGTTTGCTGACCAAGATTTGCAATAGCTTCGGCTGCGCTAAATGCCTTATTTTCAATTCTTTCAAGCATATACTCTAAATATTGTAATTCGTCATCCTCAATATCAATTTGTACTTGAACTTTATAGTCAATTTTCTCTAATTGCAAATCATATAATTCATTCTGCGCATCAATAATTTCTTGTTGCTTATCTCGAACTAAATCTTGAGTTTCTTCATATTGTGATAATGCTTCAGTGAAATTTTCATATTCGCGCTCGTAATAATCTAAATAGCTATTATAATATTGACCATTTTCATCTTTCTTATTAGACCATTCTTCATCTAATTTTTCTTGAGCCTCAGCACTTAAAGCGTTATATTTCTCAACGGCATCATTATATTTCTGCACTTGAGCTGCTACCATTGAGTCATAATTTGTAACTACGCCATCAACTATGGTAGCATTATATTTGCCAAGAGCTGCTGCATCTGTACTTAAATTCTTTTCTGCTTGACTAAGATATTCTTTTTGCTTCGCAATAATTTCTTTTTGCTTCGCAATTTCTTTATCCATTAAAGCAAGTTTAGCTTTACCAAATGCTCTGTCTTTAGCCTTAGAAATTTCATCATATTGACTTTTTAAATTTTCTAATTGATTTTCAATAACATGATATCTTTCAGTTTCAGTTTTTGCGGATTTTTTGCTTTCTTTCTTCGCTTTTTTATCTCCGCCGCCTCCACCTTTACTACCAGGACTCTTAGCGCCACCAGAGTTTTTAGACGAATAATTATTAGAAGAACCACTTGGCTTCTTTGTAATAGATTGAATTTGAGGTACTTGAGTAGAACCATCAGTACTGGTTGCCATTGCAATAGCATCAACCATGCCTTCAGCTTCATAATATCCATCCTGATAAGTTCTGGTTCGAGTTCTAACCATTGGAACTTCCGTTCCATCAGCTAAAGTAACTGTTGTACTACCTTCATCAATTGTTTCAGTTACATACTCTGGAACTCGCTGAGTCTGTAATTGAGGTTCAGTTACAAAATTAGTTTCAAAGCCAAGAGCATCAAAATAAGCGTTGGCTTGGTCAGCGGTCATATTTGCATTTTTAATAATTTCGTTACAAGCTTCAATGAAACCAGTATCATCAACACTCATATCTAAAGTGTCGCCAACTTTTAAAGAAGTAGAACTGATAATTGATTGCATTTCATTAATTGCAGTCTGCAATCCACTTGGTAAATCTGCAAATTTATCAACGCCGACAATATCAAGAATAATTTGGTCTGCTAAAGCAGCTTTTAATCTATCAATAGCATCTGCATTACCTTCTGCGGCAAGTTTAATATCTTCCAAATGACCTGCCATAAAATCACTGGAAATATAATCTTCACTTACGTCCAATACGTCAGAAAGTGCATCGCGCATACCATTTACAGCATCACAATATTCTTCACTTTCTTTTGAGCTATTTTTAATAACATCAGCCCAATCATCATATCCTTCAGCAAGAGCCTCTATTCCTTTATTCATTTTCAGAATAGTTTTTGCCACATCTCGAGCTGCTTCATCATTATCATCTAACTCACTGCTTAATTCTTCAGATTCATCACAAATTTCCTGTAAATACTCAGCGTATTCTTCAAGTTCTTCTGTATCAAGACCTTCTAAATCTTCTTTTTCATTAAGAGCAATCGCCGCAGTATTATAAGCTTGGACTGAAACAACGCCTTCTTCATATGCCTTAGTCAAATCTGATAATGACTGATAAGACATAGCAATTGCCATTTCCTGTCCAAATACCGCTTGTTTATTTTCTTCAATAAGTACATCAAGATTTTCTAATTCATGACTATACCCTTGGACAGCCGCAGTAATTGCATCAAGATTTTCATGGCTCATATTAAAATCTGATGCATCTTCGCGCCATTTTGCAAGCTGCTCTGGGTCATAGCCCAATACGTCAAGAATATCTAACTGCTGTTTTACTCCAGAACTACTATACCCTTCACCTTTTTCATATTGAGCATCTTTTAAAGCATCAATATCATAACCTTTAATTCTATTATAGCCTGCTGCTTGTTCTCCAAGTTTTTGAATATTTTCTTGATAAGATGCAATTCCTTGTTTATGTACTAATTCTTGGAATTCTTGAGCAGAACCAGTAAGCGCATAAGTGCCATCCATCATCATGGTAAAATAACGTTGCATTCCTTCGTCCAATTTACCATAATCTTCAGCAGAAATTGTATCTCCAGTTTGTAATCCTTCAGTAATATCAGTTAAATTTTTATAACTCGCGCCAAGAGATGCTGCAGCTTGAATACCAGAATTATCCATAGTATCAATAAGATTTTGTAATTCATCATCAAAACCTACTGTACTAATTCCTGCTTCATATAAAGAATCTTTTAATTGATTAATATCGGTGGTTTGCCAATCAACATTACTTAAAACTTCTGCAAATTCATCAGTTTGTTCTACTGGAATTTGATTAAATAAATTAGTAAAAGCGTCAGCACTTCCTGTATTAACAATAGCTGCATTAATCATTTCTCCTACAGCATTTTTCTGATTAAGAGTTAATTTAGAAGTATCTAATGCAGTTAATTCAACTTGAGCCTTCTCTAATAAATCTTTGCCAACTTCACTTAAATCATCAGTATAATTTGTCATGCTATTGGTAAATCTATCTACATAATCATCACCAAAAGCAACTGCAAGTTCATCTGCAGACATACCAAAAGCTTGCTGTAAATAAGCATCAACTCCGCCTGCACCCTCGACAACATCTTGGAGACCTGCGAAATCAGCCTCTGTCATATCACCAAAACTACCAGTAGTAACCCAATCTTTTACTCCAGCTGTTATAGCATCAGCATCAAGGCCTTCCATGGTTTCAGCATATTGTCTATTAACTTGCTCAACATTTACAAGCGCTTCACCAGCTTCTTTTGCACTCATTTCTAAGTCTTGCAAAGCTTCATGTGCAGCAATTGTTTTTGCCATATATTCTAATGAAAAGGTTTGTTCTTTACCAGCGTCATCTTTATAAGCATATACACGATTAGCCGCGCTACCTTGTACAGTATTATCAATTTCTTGATAATCTTTTCCGGTAGCTTCTTCAAAACGTTTCCAAATATCCTTAGAATTAGTTGTAGTGCCCTCAGATTGCCAATCCGCTCTACCTTTTGTGATAATTTCATCATAAATGGTTTGATATTGAGACTCAAGACCCATAGATGCCATCATAACTTCTGCATTTTCATAACCTTTATTCGCTAAAGTTTGATTTGCTAAAGCTAAAGTGGCATTATCCATTTGAGTTGCGGCATTCTGAGTAGCTCTTACAAGTTGATTAATAGCTTCTTGGTCTTCCATTAAAGCTTTAATCATATTTTGATATTGCTCTTCAGTCATTGAAACATCTTTGGCTGCTTGATCTACGAGAGCTTTAATTTTAGTTTCGTATTCTTTTTCAGTTAAATTTGCTAATTCTTCAGCATGTTCTACTAAAATTTCCCCTGCTTTTACAGTTTCGTATTGACGATGTGCTTCTCTACCCTGTCCAACCATTGTATAATCAGTACCAATGAAAGAGCCAATACTTGAGCGAGTTTCAGCTGTTAAATTATCAGCTTTCTTCTGCGCTACATCAGCGCTTGATAACAAAGCCGCTGCGGTCGCACTATTTACTTGATTGTCTAAATCTTTAATTATATTTTCAACTACATTGGGGTCAATTGTTAACATTCCGTCTTTTCTTGTGAAAAGACCTTCATATTTTGCTAAATCTGGATATTTTTCTAATAAATCTAAAGCACAATTATTGACTTCTTCAAGAGCTTCATACCACTCTTTAGTACCCTTCGCACAATTGTTTAATTTATCAATTAAACTATCATACTTATCAAAAGTATCTTTAATTTCTTGGGCTTCTTTGCGAACTTCTTCAAGATTCTCAGATAATTCTTCTGCTGTCTTAGCAGTTTTAGCTAACTGTGCTTCTGGACTGTTTTGTTCTGCTGCAATTGCTAATCCAACAAACAAAGCAATCAAAGCAGTAACAGCGGCAATAATCCAACCAATTGGACCCATTGCTGCAGTCATGCCAGCACCCATCATTGTACCACCAGTCATACCAGCAGCACCAGCTCCCATAAACGCCGGAGCTAAAGCGGTAACAGTAGAAACAACCATTGGGATAGCCATTGCTACAGTTCCCATAATAGATAAGAATTTTTCCCATCCAGTCATTTCTGGGTCTTTAATAGTATCAATAGCTCCTTTGAGCATATTAAATACCATAATGGTGGTAGTAACTGTCTGCGCCGCTGCAGTGATTTTTTGACCTAAAGTCATTACTTTTCCCTGAGCTCCATCAACATAATCGCCCATAGTCTTAACACTTTGACCAAGGGTAGTCATACCAACAGAAGCTTGACCTGCTTTCAAACCTGCATCGCGAGCAGTTTCTCCAAGATTTTGTAAATCTTGAGATTGTTTTCCGCCAGCTTTTAAACCTGCTGATTTTATAATATCTTCAGCACCATTTTCTTGCATATCCATAGAAAGATCGGCAACCATTTGGTCTGCTTGTTGTGCCATTCTGGTTAAATCATCTACATCTTGCTGACTTATAATATCTTTTCCTGCAATTTCAGTAAGTTTTCTATGTAAAGTTTCAACAGACTTAGAAGTTTTTTCTACATTACTATTACCCTTAAAAATAGGATTACTTGAAATGGTTCCTAATGTAGTTTGTAAATTTTTTGCATTTTCAAGCAATCCATCAAGTCCAGAGCCTTTTGTTTTTCCTGTAGAAAGAGATTTCGTTGCGTTTGAAATAGCCCCACTAATACTTTCAGCTTTACCAACATCTTGCATACCCTCTTTATAAGAGGTTACTTTTTTGCTATTGGTTTTACCATTTAAAGTTTTATGTTTTAATTTCAAAGAACGCTCTTGATTATCTGCTTCTCGAGCAGCTTCATCAGCTAATTTTCCCTGAAGAATAACTTGTTCACCAAGTGCTTTATTACCATCCATGAGGATTTGTAAAGTACTTTTTTCAGCTTCGCTTAAACGATTAGCATTATTAAGCATTAAAGTCTGAGCTTGTTGGCGAGCATTATAAGCCTCATTCATGGCCATACCTTCGTTGGTATCAGAATCAGAACCCATATTGGCAGTTAATCCAACAGCCTTTTTCTTCATAGCAATTGCACTCGCAGACTCTCCACCTGCAGTACGACGAATAGCCATTCCAATATTATCAATCTTTGAAGCAATTTCATTACTAAAAGATTTAATCAATAAAGTACCAACTACTGATAAAACACCCTTTAATCCACCAAGAGCATCAATAAAATGGTCTACATATTCAAGAATTTCTTTAAAACCATCTAAAAGAGTAATAAAAAATTCATCATCAATTAACTCTGAATAAATAGTTTGAGCTGCTGCTTGGACTCTTTTATGAGCGGCTTCCCAAGATTCTTCATAAATCTTCTGCTGTTCATCAAGAGCGCCATCTGCATTAGCCGCAGTATTTAAATTTTGTTTATAAAAATCCCAGTTATTCATTAATGCCATCAATTGAGTATATTGACGGACACCAGCAACTGTTTGCGCCAAAGCAGTCTGTTGGTCTCTATTTAATGTCTGCCATTTAGTACCCATTTCCTCTAACAGAGCATCCATAGTTTTTAATTCGCCACTTTGGTCTTTAATATTAATGCCAACTCTACTTAAAGCTTCAGAATATTTATTTAAAGTTGTGCCATCCTCTAAAGTTTCTCCAAGATTTAAGCCTTGGATACGTGCAAAAATGGTTTTAAATGCAGTACCAACAACATCTGCACTTTGACGAGTTGTTGCTGTAACAGTGGCCAGTGCAGCTGCTGCATTATTAAAACTTAATCCAACAGTATCTCCAATAGCAGCAAATTTCTCTAAACCTGCAGAAATTTCATCTGAACTTGATGCAGTTTCTGCACCTAATTTTACAAGAACATCAGCAAAATGTTCAAGATTTTCAGACCCTTTAGCAAAGTTATTCCAAATAGCTGTTAATTGGTCGGAAGCTGTCTCTGCACTAATTTTAGCAACATTTGCAAGTTTAATTGTAATATCAGCACGGTCTTTTACTGCTTGACCATCCAAACCCTGTTGATAGTAAATTAAAGAAGCATTAGTATAATTAGTGGTTGTAGTACTTAAAGCCTTAGCTGCTTTATTTGCTTCTTCTGCAAATTTTGCCATTTGGTCAATATTTTGACCCGTAACAATACGGATATTATTTAATGACTCATTTAAATCTTTTGCATAACCAAAAGCACCTTGAACCGCTCCCATAAAACCATGCAACATGCTGGATGATAATTGCCAACGAGCAGTATTCATCAAGGTTGTTTTCATTTCTGTTAACAACCTGTTGGAACGCTTTAAAACAACGTCCGCATTGTATATGGAATCAGCCAAAGAAGCAAATGCTTTTGCTCCATCAGGACCAAGAGCTACCAGCTGATTTCTATATTCCTCTAAAGACATTTTACTCTTATTCATTTGAGCTTGGAATTTAGATAAATCTAACTTACCAGTATTTACATCTATAGCCGCCTGTAAATTAGTCTTTAAAGTTGCTGCGGCAGTTGTAGCTTGTTGAAGCTCTCTGGTTAAAATAAAATCAGTTCTTTTTCCACCTAAACCGCCACCACTAATCAACTTATCAAGCTGATTTTGTAAATCTTGTAATTGCGCCTTTGCTTTACCAGTATCAGCAGTAAACGCAAGACTTACATTTAATTGTTTAGCCATGTCTTTATTTGCTCCTTTCTCTCCTTATTTTTTTTATTTGCAAATAAAAAAAATGGTGGTGGAGTATTAGGAAATATACTCCACCACCATTACTCCTATTTATCTTTAAAACTCATAATAATAGGATTAGCCTAATTTGGTTAAAACATCCTTTAATAAGGTCATATTATCAGGGTCTGCTAAATTCTTTTGAATTTCAGAAGCTTCCAAACTCAAATTAGAATAATCTGCAGAAACTCTTTCCAAGATACCCATAATAGAATTATGATATGTATAAATACTTTGCACAGTATCCATCAAAGTATTCTTTAAATAATCATATTCTCCTTTAGGAAGTCTTTCAATCACTTCTTGATATAAACCAGAAGATACGATTGTATCGTATAATTTACAAACGTCTTTCTTTTGAGTGTCTGTAAAATTAATATTTGTATAATGATACATTATCTCCAAAGTTAAGAAAATTTCAAGCTTGCCAACATTATAAAAATTCATATCATCAGTACTATTATTAATAACAGAACTAATTAACTCTAATTTTTCATTAACTGGAAGATACTGTTTAACTTCAATTTCCATATCTTTAAAAGCAAAATTGCAAGTTTCAGTATTTACTTTTAAAGCCATTTTATTAAAACTAACTTTCGCCATAATATAGCCTCCCTTAACTCTCTTTATAAATATTATACCAAAATTTTTCTTTTGTCAAGTTTAATATCCTGATATCGTAACTGGGCGCGACTTTGTAACAATATCGCCCTGTTTTTCCATTTGGATTCTACCTTTAAATGAGAAAAAATATTTGCCACTTCCCGCTTTTTCATATAATTCAATAATACGAGTCACAAAAGGCATAAAACCATTTGGAGTTAAAACATATTGATTCCCCAATTGAGACAAATGTAATACTTTACTTAATTGAGTTGCCAAGCAATAATTTGCCATTGCAGTGTACTCTTGGGTTTGTTTTTTAATATTTTTTTCTGCAGCGTCCCAGGACCTATAAAGTCCTTGTACACCATTTAAAAAATCAATATATCGACTTACTCTGGAATCTCCTGCACTTTGAGCTTCTCCGATAGAAACATGAGTGTTCTTTGAGCTGACATTCCAAGGGAGCTGATTATAACCAGACTTTGCCTGGATGCCCATGACACTAACTTCTGTTAAAATGTCTTCTGCTTCACTACTAATAGATATTTGTTTATGCCCGCTATATTTTTCAATCATGTGGAGAAAATCTTTAATTGGCATGGAATAAGGTTTCCCATCTAATGTAAAATCAATTTCCACATCTGATTTAATATTCACTTTATCCATGTCCATAACTAAAATATCTTGAATCATCTGGCCACCACGACCTCTAATTGCGCCAGTAGAATAGGCTCTGGTATTTACTCTCATATTAGTTGGCATTCTTTTATTTAACCATTCTACACCAACTTCTTCTAAAATATCGCCTTTAAGATGGTACAAAGTTCTTAATACAGTATCCAAATTTCCTTGTGGCAATTGCTTGATAAGAGCATCTAATTGGTCAATATACGTACTACTAATAGTCATATTAGCTTGTTTGCGCAATTTATTTAATTCTTTACCAAGTCCTTGAAGTTGAGTTACAATTTTTGCTGCTAATTGTTCATTTTGAGCAATATTACCACGAGATTCTTGACTCATTACACCAGACCCAATTAAAATATTAACTCGCTGAAAAAGTTCGTTAACACTATTATAAACAATTTGGTCATAAGGTTCCGAACTGGTACTAAGATTTCCATTATACATTAAAAACCAATTTAATTGTCTGGTTTTACTTTCTTCTTTAATAGCAGAAGCTTGGAAATCCATCAACTTCTTTAATTGATAATCATGTATTGCATTTGCATCTGGGATATCACTAAAACGATTTAAATAGGAATATTCTCCAAAAAATTCAGTCTGTTTTTTTAAGATTGGAGCATTTGCATACATAATATTTCTAAATAAAGACATTACACTCCTCCTTTTTCACAAATAACAAAAAGGGAGAGGTATTTCTACCTCTCCCTAAAAATTCTTATGTATCAATTAGCCGTTAATAGCGGCAAACTGAGTCTCAAGACGATGGTCATCAGAAACCTCTCCGAGGTCACGGATTACCTGGATAGCAGCAAGAACTTTCTTGGAACGGTCGAATCTGGTATAATCAGGGAACGCATCCATAGTGAAAGTAAATGTACTTGGGTCTCCGCTTGAAGCCATAGTGAATGTGAAGTTAGACTGAATCTTGCAGTTAGGAATGATAAATTCTGCAGGCATGTCAACACCGCTCTGGTCACGGAACAATGTAGCAGCTTCGAGGTAGTAGTTACCACCGAACTTATCAGCTGTAATTTCAATCTGCTGTGCGCCACCGGTACGAGCTACATAGTAGTCAACCAATACGCTATCGAACTGGTTCTTGTTAGGAACAGTACCTAAAGTATAAGCATGGTCACCAGCCTCGCCGTGAAGGTCATCCACAGTCTGAACAGTCAACTGCTTAACATTGTTGGTATTGCCATCATGAACAGGAATGTAAGGCTCAGAGATGATTTCGCCATCTTTCATGAACATTACATATGCAAAGTTATCAGCATTGTCTGCTGGTAAGTAAGGAATCTCAGACAACTTAACAACAATATTGCCACCATCTTCTGCCAAAGTAACATCCTTAGCATCGATAGTCTCAGTCATATGCTGATAAATAGGCTTATCAGTAGAAGCTTCAACCAATCCGGCACCAGAAAGAATCATAAAGCCTTCTGGAGAAATTAAAGCGTCTTCCATAGTGAAAGTAACAGTTCTTTCACCTTCCCATGCTACCAAACGGGAGTTACCACGACCACCCTGTGCATAAACAGTTGTTGCTGCACCTTCCATGCTTGAAGTCTTAAGGGTATCGAAATAAATTACAGGTTCGTTAGCATAGAACATTTTATTACCAATCTTCTGCGCTGCTTTAGCCTTTAAAACAACGTCGCAAATCTCACGAACACCAAATTTCATAGTGCATATTCCTCCTTATTTATTTAATGGATATTTTTCATCCAATCTTCAGGTTGGGAATCTGGCTTACCACCCGCAAGACGAGTGCGGATGTTGATATCCCAATTGATATATAGCATATATCTTTCTAATAAATCATACAACTGGAACATTGTACAATTCGTTAAATCTTGCAATGACATGGAGTTTAAACCAATAGTCAAAACTGAAAGATATCTACTAAACGAGCTTTGATTGCCACCATCTTTTTGTGCGGCAACCCTTTGACGACCTCTCATAAGCTTTTGCGCTATCTCTCGAGCCTTATCATTTGCCGGATTGAATGCTTGCTGGTCCATAGGGCCAGTGTTGGCGCAAAAGACCATTCTCAAAACATTTTGAAGTGCTTCAAAATTGGAATCGTCTACCATTTGAGAGCCGCCTTCGCTTTGAAAAAGTATGGAACGTGGAGTCATTAGAACTTTATATTTAGGAAAAAGTAAAGTTAACAACTGTTGAACGCAGACTTTTTTATCTGCCGTACTTTTATCCATCATCATCGTCATAAATATTTGAAAATTATTTATATCAGATAGAGCATCTTTGTCCTCTACGAACATACTCTTATGTAAGCATAAGCATTGGACCCCAATGAAAAAATCATCTTCCCCCAAGAAGGAAATCTCTTTAATGGAGGGTTGGTGAAGAGTAAGTTGACACTCTGGAATAGGAATATCAGAACCCGCCATTAAAGCAAGTCTTACATCCATTACTCCTCAATAGCCTCGGCCGCAATTTCTTCTAACAGTTGTTTAAAGTGGATTTGGTCCTCTTCTACTGGAGTATAACTATTCTTATCCTCTTCACCATGAACTGCCTGATACATTAAACATAAACCAGCAAATTCATCTGTTAGAATAATTTGATTAGCTCCTACAAACTGCAAAGTGCCGATTCCAGTAAGATGAGTTCCATCAAACAAAGAATCTAATTCAGCTGCAATACGATATGGACGCAACTGGAAATCACGCATTGGCCACTGGTCAAAGTGACAAATAACATCAAATTCAATAATATTATCTCTGAATTCCGGATTAGAGTCATTTGGTGTAAAATTATCAAAACTAATAATTACATAATTAAGACATTTTCCATCAACACTTAATTTCGGAACGATTTTAATGTTCTTACCAAATAAAGCTAACTTATCTTCCTCGCTTAAATTATCTCTTTTTAAAGCATCTGAAACTTCATAATGCAGAAGCTTCTGAAGGCGAGGGGACTTAAACATTTCTTTTACGATAATGCTAAGGTCTTTTTCAACAGATAAGAAACTTGATTTTGGGGCTTTATATCTTTCAACTTTCATATCTCTTAAACTCCTTTAACTCTCTATTTAAAACAAAGACTGAACAACAATCTTCTTTGTATAATAATTACCATAAGACAGCTCAAATTCACCACTATAAGAGCTATTCCACTTAACAAGACAAACACCTGTGCTATTTCTATCAACCTCAATGGTTACAGGATATTTAGAATCAACTTTCCAAAGGTTGCCATTATTAGGACCAATCCATCTATACTCATAAGCAATTCTTGGCTTAATAAATACGTCACCTTTAATCAATGTGTCAATGTGCTCAGGGTTTGGACTCTCCGGTACAACAACGAGGCCGCCCGCAATTCCTTTCTCTAAGTCATCTTCATCATCGTTGGCATAATACTCAACAGCTGTAATTTCTAAAATACCAGGAGTAGAAATCCAGTCTGTGGCTTCAACTCGCCAACAAATATTAGGCTCTTCTTCCATACTTCTTGATAAATAGAATTTAGAATATCTCTGAAAATATTTCAAAGATTCTGGTGTCTTAGGCATTAAAATATTCAGACTGTGGTTAGGTTCGTCTACACTAATACCATGTTTCTGAATATAGTTAACTTTTGTTTCTACTGGACCTCGGATTGCGGCAAAGGTGTTGTGAACAACGCCATCGTCTAACCATTGAATACTCAACGTACATTTTCTAATATCCCCTCTGAAATAGGCAAGTTCAGTAAGGTCTTGTAGATAAATTAACCAATGTGTTTGTGTTCCTTCCCACTCAAAAACGTCTCCACATCCGAAGCCCTCTTCGTATGGAATGGAAATAATTTTATCATCATAGTCTTGCTTTAATTTATTTGGGTTAATCAAAGCTCGAACTTTTCTTTTGCTTGCTGAATTCTCTACGAATCCATCTTCGCTTTCTTTTCCACTAACTTTTTTAACTGTTGCGGCTTGATATGAATACAGTAATGCTCTATCTAAAGAACGTCTTTTATCAAAGACCATTCTGTCATGTTGCGCATGACCACCATTGTATCTCAATAGTGTAGATTGATGTTGGAAGCCTTCAAGAGAAGTTTCCTCAGCCTTACCGTCTCCCTCAACGGGAATTGGTTTTTTGTCACCCAGGTTAAAAACGCCAAGGCGGCCAGCCATCAAATTTAAAGAAGTATTGCGTTTCTTATCGTCATAACTTGACATGGCTTAACTCCTGCAAAATACTAATGCATTCAAAAATAGTTTTGCGGTATAGTTCAAAAGTGGTTTCTTGTACACGCAATCCTTCTAATTTACTAAGCATTTGTAGAAAAATAGGACCAATGAAAATCTCATTAAGTCCTACTACTTCTAATATTACAGTATCCAATTGTTTTTGCCAATCCTCTTCATGTTCACGCATCGGAATTAATTTCCATAATTGGTTGGTTAAACGTTGAACATTTTTAACTAAATCTTCCTGACTGAAATCAATATTATATTTATTTAAGAGCACTTGTTTCCATTAACACAGACCAGTTCGAACTAATTCGACCATCTGCGTCGACCTTTCTACGCTTATATAAGCGTTGCATATGGAAAGAATCTCTACGAGCTTCTTCCAATAAGTTTAACAACTTCGCCAAATGATTAGCCTGTGAAGTAAACTTAAAGTCTGAGCCACTGTATTTCATACGAGTGTTCTCAATGGATGCTACTTGACGTTGAACCCAACCTTGTTTCATCAAGAGCGCAAGAATGTTGATTTCTTCGGAAGTTAATTCAGTGTTGAAATGGGATTTTTCAACAATTACATCTGGAGTCTGAATACCAGCATCTTCTGGAAGTTCATTCCAAATAACACCAATAATGAAATCACCTGGCAATACTTCGTTCTCAGGGAGGACAACGGTTTCGATAGTGTAGTTTCCATCAAGCACAACTCGTGGAAACTCAAAGCCAGGAATCGCATCTAACAAAAGACTTTGCAAATCTTTCAAGGTGTCTTCTGGTGTCAGTTCCATGTACATATCATCAGTAATTTTTCCAAGAAAGCGATTATAGATAGCTGAGAATTGTGTCTGATTTGTTTCAGCCATACTAAATCCTCCTATCTACAATTACTCAGCAGACTTCTCCTCAACCTTAGGTGTTACCACATTGTACTTTGGAGTAGTTCTGCGACCTGCTGGAACCTCATCTTTCTTCACACGACGCTCAGGAGCAGCCTGCTTTAAGATTGTTCCATCTTCGTCTTCTTTCTCAGCAGCAATGTTTTTCAAAGCGGCATCAACATCGAAGCCAGTCTTTTTCTTCAAAGCTACTCTCTTCTGCATATCATAAAGAGGAACGCTAATAGAAAGCTTCTTAATTAAATCGATAACACCAACTGGCGCAAAATCCAAACAATCAAGAAATTCATCAAGAGAACCTGTCTGAATCAATCTAACAACATCAGCTTCGCTCATGTTATATTCAGGCTCTACTTGAAGGCCTGCAATCTGTCTACCTTCTTCTTCAATAATCTGCAAGAAACCTGCAAGAATTTCTTTTCCACCTGGTTGGAAAGTCAAATGCTCAAGTTCTTCCTGAGTAATTTTCTTTGCTTCACCTGGTGCAAAAGAACGACGAATGCCATCTTCAGGAATCATATAAGTTACCTGACCGGCACTTCTATTCTTAATAGTAATAGTCTTTTCCATAAAATTTAATCTCCTTTTTCTCATAAAGTGAAAAAAGGGGGAAGTGGGGATTTCCCCATTTCCCCCTCTAATCTATTTCTATATTATATTAGGTTAAACCAAGAATTATTCACCCTTGTGATAAGCAGCAACTTCATTTACGAAGAAAGAGCTATCCCAAGTAGAACCCTTAATATTCATCTGACCCATCAAGCTTGTATCAGCATAAGCGCAGATGTTGTTAGCCAACATAGCAGTTACGCCAACCTTCTTGTATACCTGGATCTCACGGCTTCTATCAGCGTTAACATATTCATCAACGATTGTGCCGCCCTCGAATGCAATCTTAACAGGCTTGCTATCAGCACCAGCTGGGATGATGTAGCAGTAACCAGGATCGATTACCTTGCGAGTATTGGTCTCATCTTCAAGACCCTGAGGAAGGATAATAACCTTACGTCCCTTGTAAGTTGCAAGGTGACCAGTATCCCACAACTGTTGCTTCATAGCCTCAGTATATCTCCAACCCTCAGTAGGAACCATCTTAACTGCGAACTCGTAAGTACAGTAAATAGAAGGCTCACCATAAGCGGAAGCAATAACAAGGAGTCTATCGAATTCCTTCTCGTCGAAACCATTAGCAACTACAATATTTGCAGGTGGCAACTGGTTAACGGAAGCCTTAAGAGCATGACCAACCTCTTTGAATACGAGTTCGTCCATACCCTCCATGATAATAGCAGTAACTTCAGCGAAGTCTACACGACCATCAAGGAACTCCTCAAATCCAATCTGAGCTGCTCCACCGATAGCAGATGTACGAACTTCGAAGCTCTCGTCTTCGGACTTACCAAGCTTGAATACTTCGTAAATACCAGTAAGACCAACACGAGTTACGAACTGCTTAGCACGCTGACGTGCATCTCTCTTGCGCTTGAACATAGGCTTGTCGCCCTGTGCAAAGGTCTTGGTTTCAGCAAACTGCATATAAGCCTGCTCAACCTTCTTAGGAAGGACTTCATCCAAAGTCTCTTCGATAATAGAGAAGATTAAATTCTTGTTCTCTCTATAAAGTGAATATGTACCAGCATATTCATTAAGCTCCTGACGAAGGCATTCGTTCAGGGCATCATAGCTGAAATTCTCGCCATTAAAGCTGTAAGAAACAGGAGCGGAAGGGTCAGCTTTTGCTACAGTTTTCATCAACTGTACTAAGTTATTTCTATCTAAAGCCATTACTCAATACTCTCCTTTCTTACTGAATTCTCATAATCTTAACGCCACGCTGATGGTCAGGCATAGTATATACCTTAACTACCTGCCAGAGCATACCAGTTTCAGCCTCAGTTGGCTCAAGGATACCCTTAGCACCTGGAGTAAGAATGTCACCAACTGCCAATTCAGTTGCGTTGATTGTGTTAGTAGTCATAATGTCACCAACGTTAGTCTTGAAGACACGTGGAACCATAGTTGTGCCAGTAGGCATCATTTTCTCTTCGTATTCACGAAGCTTCATAAACAATCTCTTTCTATCTTCCTCAGCGATATCTGGGTTGTTAATATCAGAGAGCTCATAATAATCATGATACTTAGCAGCAACAGAGAAGTCAGCAACTACCTGATTACCGTCAGCATCAAGAACTGGCTTACCATCTTTACCATAAACAGGGAAAGCATCGCCAAGGTCTTTAAAAGTCTTGGTTACTGGGTCATAAACTTCTCTTACACCCTGCAAGAAACGAGTAGGACCGTACATCTCCTGAGCCTTCTCGCCATCAAGTGGGCTGTATACACGAGCACCATAATGCTCCTTAACGAGTGCGAACTCGCAATCTAACTGCTCTTCACGATAAAGTTTTGTCTCATTATAAACGAGCATCCATTCGCCCTTACCGGTAAAGTTAACAAGGCCGTTTGCATAGTCATACTTAACAAACTGTCCCTGCTCGAGAACTTCAATATCGGAAGCTGCAGGAAGCTGAGCGTAAATCTGAGCTGTACGCTGTGCAGACAAGTGGTTAGGCTCAACCTGACCATAGCCTACTTCAACGTAGGAAGCCTGAGACTTAATGCTCTTTTTAAGCAATTCTCTAAGCATTTCTATATTTCCTCCTTAAAATTTTTTCACTTAGTTCATAGATTTCGCAACATTGCGAAGTGACTTAACCCAAGCAGGAACGTTTTCGTCCCCCATACCACCATCTAAGCTATATGTGGTAGGCTTGTTGTTTTTATCATCTTTATCTTCATCAAGGTTGAAATTGACCTTGTTGCGAACACAAATAATTGAAAGCTTTGCTTCAATTTCATCAAGAGAATAAGTATCAATGTTGTCAATAACATCTTTCTTCTCTTCATCAGAAAGCATATAGAAACTTGCAATCATAGCTTCTTTATCTTTCTTTTCAATAGATTTCTTGAACTCGACCAACTTAGCCATTTCAGCTTTCATGTTGTTATAGTCGGTTTCAAGAGCAGAATATTTCTGACTAAGCTCTACATACTCTTCAATTTCATCCAAGTTGTATTTGCCTTTCTTGCCCTTGTTTTCGTCATCATCCTCTTCATCCTCGCACTCACACTCGGAAATAGGCTTGCCGCACTTAGGACACTTCTCTTCGTCCTCGTCATCATCCTCGGACTTAGCAAACTTAGTCTTCTTTTTCTTCTTCTTATCTTCGTCATCATCGGCGTCGTCGTCATCAGAATCATCTTCATCATCCTCTTCGCCTGACTTCTTCTTGTCTTCTGGGTCTTCCTTACCTTCCTCGCCAGGCTTCTTGGACTCATCATCGTCCTCATCCTCTTCAGCCTTTTTCTTCTTCTTAGCATATTCAAGCTCGAAAGCTTCAACATCCTCAAGAGCGAACTGTGGCTGAGCCGCAGGAACATAAGTCTTAGTTACTTCAACCAATTCGGCAGAAGCAGCAAAACCTGTATTGTCATCCAAAGAGAAATTCATTCTAAAGTACTTGCTATTAGAACGATTCTGAAGAATAGCGAACTTTTGACTACCTTCCTCATAAATGCCTTCAATTCTATAAATAGAATCATACACATAACCCTCGTCATTAGCACGTGGATATGTATGCTCTAAATAAGAATAGATAGCACTCCATAAGGAATCGCCAATTTCAACAGCATATCTTGTAAACACTGTAGGCGCTCCTCCTTCATTTAGAACTTTCTTGATTTCATTCATCATTGAGAAGAGCTGCTCCTTGAAGCCATCCTCAAATGAGAATGTGATTTGTGGCGAAGTGATATTGGCCCCCTCGAAACAAGGTTCGCAATCTTCACCTAAAACACAAAGTTTTGAAATAATTGCCTCATTTATAATGAAAAACTGAGGCTTTCCTTTACTATCTTTTGTCCAAAACGCATCAATTAAATCTTCATCTAATTCCATTGACTGGTTATTACCCTCGTCAATGATTCTTTGCGCTTCAGGATACTGACCTGTCCAAATATAGCCTTCGGTCATTAGATATTCACGCTCAATCTGTCCATCGTCTAAAAACTTCTGGAACCAAACCTTTGCACCTAAATCGACAAAGCCATATGGTCGTGTTTTATCTTTAATAGTAAATTTTCCATTGGAAATATCAATAACTCGATTGTGCTCTTCAAAGTCACCTTTTGCCTCATTGAAATAACCAACAATCGGACTGCCTGGAAGTGAGTTAGCCATGTCGCGCGCAACATCTTTAGTAATAATACTTTTGTTGCGATTAGGCTCGTCACTTACATAGCAAACCTTAATTTGACATTTAGAAATCAGTGGGTTAAGAGGAGTGACATTAATAAACTCACAAGGAGTTTCCAACTTAATACTTGTATGTTGAGCCATAGTATCCTCCTTAACTCATAGATTCTTTATTTTGAATGGTTTTTTCACTTTTCTGGTCGTCTGCCTTTTCTGGTCGACCGGCTTGCTTTTCTGAAGAATTCCCTTCTGATACTTTTTGAGAATTGTTTGAGACTGATTTATTATTTTCGCCCCCGCCTTTTAAATCTTCCATTTTCATAGTAGAAGACATAAGTGGAGGAATCATAACTTCACTCAACTTCAAAATCTCATTCTCAAACTTAGCAGTAGCCAAAATCGCACTCTGGGTATGACCAAGAGCAATCTGAGGCAACATCTTAGAATAGCCCATTTGAACTTGCTCTTTATACAACTTGGAAAGTTCCTTATAGTTGTATTGAGTAGTTTCTAACATATAGAATTTAAATTTATATTTCTTCCTTTGAGTGTTGAGCTGTTGCACAACATCATTGAAAAATATATGGAATTGCAAAAGTAATGTTCTCATACTTGCTTCGTCTGACAAAATTGATTTCTCAAGACTTAAGTTACCATCAGTATTAAATAAGTTATTTGAAACACCGAAAGAGTTATATACCGCACGCTCTACACGCTCAAGTTCATCGGTAGAAGTGCTTGTAGTCTTGTCTGAAGTATCCACGGAGTCGATGTCCGCAAATGTTGTCAAAACGTCAACACCAATAGCATTACGTAACATTTGTACTGCATTATTATGGATATCTCTTGCTTCATCCACGTCGAAAATCAAATCGCCATTTTTATCCATAGGAAGTTTCTGAACAATAATTTTCAACAACTTTTGCATCTGCTTGCGGCGGTCTAAATCCTGCGCCGCGTCTAAGTCAAGGATGGCTGGAATAGCATTGATAAACAAAGGAATATCATTTCCGTTACCACTTCCACCATTTCCAAAACTAAATTTGACAGTGCTGTCTGGGTCAAGAAGATACCAGCCAGTGTCGCCGAGAAGATCGGTGCGCAATCTACTGTCAATGGTTCTTGTTTCACTATAATCAGGCTTTAATCTTCCCTGTTTGTAAGCCATATAACCCTTAGCAAACTCTTCTGGGAACATTTTTAGAACTTTCATACGGTAAACAGTGTCGGGGAATTCATTATCGAAAAATTTCATATTGAATTCAATTGCCGGCTTATTACCAATAAAGTATCTTACTCGACAGTACTTAATAGGAAGTTCCTGGAGAATGATACCATTTCCACTTGGGACAATATAACCATAATAGCAACCATTTTTGATTACACTAAGTGCAATATTGTCACACATCAACTTGATGTGAGTGGAGTCAAGGAAGTCAAGCATCTTTTGGAAATCCTTAATAATCTTATCTTCCTTGACAGCATCATCAAAAATCTCTGGAACAATATACCAGTCCCATCTGTACATATTTGCGAAATATTCACAAACGCGTTTATAGATACCACTTGTTTTATAAAAGTAATTTGAGATTTCTCTTAATTGCTCGGTGTCATTATCGTACAAGGCACGATAAATCGCAGCCTTATCAATTCTGAAGCGGGTTGCATGTTTCAAACTGCCCAGATTCAATACGGCATCATCGAGCGATTTTACTCCGACCTTCATCTTACCGTAACGAGTAGTTCCTCCCATATCAAAGCCTTTGGAGTGAATAGCGTCCTGTCTACTTGGCTCGTAGAGAGGATTTTCTCTAATCTCTTCCAAAACCTTACCTCCTTAATAACCCGCTTTCTCCATGATATAATCATAAGAAATCAGATTTTCATCAGTATATGGAATTTCTATTAACTTAAAGTCATGCAAGGCGCAAAATCTTCTCTTGTTATTATCATTATACTGCTGTTGGTAGAAACCTCTTTTACCACCAAACTTTTGACTTGGTTCATAATGTTGTCTACCTTGATACTCAATAATAAAATCAATTTTGCCATCATCATCAAAAACAACGAAATCAAAACGCAGAGGTCTGCCATTGGGACTTCTCAAGTCTTGAAAGCTATATTCCATTCTAAATGGTAATCCAGCTTCTGTCAAAACTTCTTCAATCTTGATTTCTCCTCTTGAAGCTCGCATAGGCTCCCTCCTTTCTTAATTCATAAAGCACCAGTCTTTAGCATTGAATTTCTTTTTACGTTTCTTATTTTCTTCTACTTGTTTAATATAGTATAATCCATATTCAAAAGCGGAGAATTTATCCTTGCGGATACCTTTGTTCGCTTGTTTCAAAATAATGTTTACGCCTTCATTTTCTTCTCGTAAGTTCATCATTTCCTCTTTTAATATGGAAGTTAGGGTAAATGGTTTTAAATATTCTGCCCTTTCCTCAGGTTTCATATTCTGACCAACCTTGGTGCCAAGCAACTTAGTCTTAGCAACACGCTCGTCAATAAGAAGTTTAACTTTACCAGAAGATAACTGAGCTTGCGCATTTGCATGTGCTTCTGTATTGATTGGCGCATTTGCTTTAATCAAATACATAGCATCTTGTTCGGTAATGTTGGTCTTATACTTTTTATAGTATAACTCATCATCATTATAAACACCAAAGTCAGGATACGTATCTCCTGTATTTGGGTCAATCTGAGATTTAATCATATAGTCGACCAAACCAATACCAAGACCATTGGCGTCGATTACGACTCTACGAGCTTTATACTTGTAGAACAGTTTCTTGATACGAATCGCTTGGTCTTCAAAGTGTTCATCAGAGAATGTATAAATATTTACCAATGATTTGTATGCCGCACCCATTGATTGTGGGGTTACTTTAAATACACATACTACAGAATCACATCCCTTACGACCAACGTCAACAGACAATACATAGAAAGCCTGCGCACTTGAGCGTCCAGAATGTTCCAATTCAGGTTTCTGTAAGTTGCGGTTTCTATCAAAGATTTCTCCATTGAAGAAAGCGTCAGCTACAGTACCAGTCCATTTTGATTCATACTCACGGTCGAAAGAAGCTTCATTGAAGGTTCCGTCCTTTTTCAGGTCTTGCAGGAAGTTTTTATCCAGCAACTTCATTAAAACAGGAATTCTCCAAGTTCCGCCCATTACCATTGCCTTGTGAGGCTCAGTAATCATCCAAACCAAGAGCTGTATCAATTTATCATATGCAAATGTGTTTTTAAATCCGGCAGTAGTTACATAAATCTGCGACTTATTCAAAGTCTCATCAGGTTGAGTTGTGCCATCCATACACAAACGAGAAACGTTCATGGTAGGAATAATAACCTGAGAAAGAATATCGCCGTCAACACCAACGCACTCCTCTACGAGACCGCCATGTCGACGCTTACCTCTCGACTTCTCGGACGCCGCAATATTATCGAAATAAGAGCCATTTTTGAATACATAACAAACATAGTCCTTACCTTCACGCGTCTTACCCGGTCGGCGGTCAAGTTCTCGGTCAAAGGCCGGAACCAGCGTGCAAATTTCTGTAACTTTTTCTTTTACGATACCTGCAGCCTGCTCTTTACCACCAGAAGTAACGAATAATTTACTACGTGGATATAAGATACAACGGCACATCAGTACCATAACAGATAAGAATGATTTTGAATACGCACGAGGGAACACCATGTATACATATTTGTAACGCATAGCCGCACGCAAAAATACTCGTTGATAGAAGAAAAACTTTAATTTCCTTTCCTTTGTAGGGTCTCCGCCATCTTGGAGAAAATCAATGAACATGTCTGGATATTCGCGCCAATAGGCAATATATTGGCGCACCGCAGGCTTAATAGCTTCGATACGCTCTTCAGATAGTCCAATTTTCTTTCTCTTGGTAGAGAGGTCTAATAGGTCTTGAAGAGCCATTAGTCTTCCTCTCCATTCAAGAGTTTTTCAATGTAAGCGGTGTCGTATTCTTCGACATCCTCTTCAAATTCTCTAAATTCTTCGAAATCACTATCTGTGAGAACCTTAGTAGCACCATCCTCAAATAGTGCGGCTTCCATGAGTTCTTCCTCATCAGCTGCCTCAGATGCGCCATCGGCCTCTCTTTGTTTTTCTTCTTCAATCTGTTTAATAGCACTTTCAATCAAGTTACCAAGGTTCATTTCCTCAGTTACCAGATTATAAGTGTAACTTTGTAAATCTTGTAATGTTCTATCAACCTTATCCTGTGGCCCGTCTGTATAATAACGAGGGATGAACCCATCCTTTTCGCAAATTGCCACAAGTTCGGAAATGGAGTCTACATACTCACCAGATTCTGCTTTATTCTGAGCCGCAGTAAACTTACCAGACTTCATAAGTCCGTCATACATTTTAATCATCTTCTGAGCACCATCAACATCACCAATATCCAAGAGCTGATTAGCTTTCAAAGATGTTTTACAAACTAATTTCAATGTATCAATATGTCCCGCAGTTTGAATATCGTAAGAACTCATCATTTCTTCATACAACTGTTCCAACTTAATCCATTCTTCTGGTTTATAGGTTTTGCCCCACTTTAATCGCAAGTATGTTCTATCTTCTTCTGTTAAATCATCATCAAAAGAAGTATCCTCTCCGGACTGCTGTGCGAAGTAATCATCTTCTTCAAAATAACCAGTCGGTCCAGTATAAGGAGTGTACTCAGGTTCTTTTAAAATCTCATCCGGGATTGTAAAAGTCGCCTTCGTAACAGCTTCATTAATTTGTATTGCGTCATAGCCTTGACGCTTCATAGTTTCTTCAATTTTTTTGTTAGCGACTTCTTGTAGATAATCAGTGTGTTCCCAACGATAATCTCGCCACTGTTTTAACTTCATCTTAGATAAGTATCTACCAAGAATTGTCATGCCAGTTAATTTAGATTTGTCTTTTCCGTAGGACGCAAGTAGCTTATTCCATTCATCTTGAACATAAGGTACATCGCATTCCTGCAGAATCCATAAATATGTATCAGGGTTAAAATTGTCAACATGCATTGAAATACATTTCTTGCATTGTTTCAATTTTCCTTCTGGATATTTTTCTAAATTATTTGAACCATAAAATTGTTCTGCACTCATCGTTCTATTACATTTTTCGCAGTAGAACGTACGGTTATCTGCCATGCTCGTTACCTCCTCTCTAATTTATTATAAAAATACCTGGCCGCAATTATGACTTTTTGCCCTTTGAATTTCTGCAACATTTGCAAATAGAGTAAAAACCATCTTTGCTGGTCTTATTCTTAGAGAAGTATTTATTATGAGCAAGTTTAATTTGCCCGCATCGAGAGCATCTCTTGTACTTACCTTTTTCCTCATTGAGGAAATACCAATCTAAATATTCATCCTCGGCCGCAGAAGCTATCAAACTTGGAATCTTCTTGCGCCAGAGGCTACTAATATACTCAAGAGAATGAGTAATACCAAATTCATCTTTCAGAATCTCTTGAATCTGAACATTTTGGAGTCCATCAATTTTACATTCAACAATTCGCTCATAAAGTGGATAATCTGCTAATGCTTTTGTAGCAATATTGTCAAAGTCCTCCATTAAATACCAAGTGTTCGAATCAAAGACTCCCCAACTGTCTTGTTTTAATCTTGAATAGTTACATAGGATGGCTTCGCATACTTTTGGGTCCACCAAAGTAACTCCTTTAGAAACGCAATACCCATTTTCATCTAAAGTAATTTCGCCATCCAATTGAATTGGATTTCTGCCATGCATTACTTTATTTAAAACAATTGGTTTGCGGAAAGCATCTTTAACCAAGTACTGGTCCTTACGCAATTCAATAATAGCCTTTTTGGCAATGAAAGCGTCTCGACCTGTCGCTTTCTTCAAGATATTTTCCCAAACCTGAATGGCCTCTCTAATTTGCTGTAACTCTGGGATTTCTTCTAAATCTTTCTTTGTGATTGAAACTTTAGGTCTAAAAATTTGATTCTTGTCTTCTGTTATTAATCCATAAATACCATCTTCGCCATTTTCAAATTGGGAAACAAGACCTTCAAAAGACGTTTCGCGCTTTGTAACTGTAGCCATACGGTTTTCAGTTAAAATCTTGCGCTCCTTTTTCTCTTGTTTCTCCATGCAGAGGATTAGGTAATCAGCGAGAATTTCCAGGTATTTATCACCTGGGTCTGGATTCTCTGCGAGAATCTTCTCAACCAATGCCTTTCGCTCTTCTGGAGTTGTTAAACTGTAATCTAATTTAATCATCTTTAACCTCCAGTCTTATACTATAATTATACCAGAAAATTTTCGAAAAGTCAACCCGCACTGGAAACCGAATGTTGACAAATTAAAAATTTTTTGGTATAATATTAGTAAATATGAGGAAAGGATATTGGAGATATGAAAGTATTACTTTATATCCTCGCATTCTTCCTTCTTTCACTCTTGGTTGGAATTATATATTGTTGTATTGCGGTAAGTAAAAATAAAGGTCAAGAGTTTTACGATGACAAGTGGATTGGTTCTTTAACCCTTGTTGAACATTTTAATCAAACAGAACATAGTGAATTATTTTATTGTGAAAATCACTATGAGCATTTAAATGCAAAAATGCAATTGGTTATTTGCCACAAGAGGGCGCCGAGCGCAGAAGAATCTCCTTGGGACGGAGTCCCAAGGGAAATACATAAAGCACAAGTTATTGAGTTGGAGGGGAGATACTTTTGGCGGGAACTTGGATTGCAATAATCTTGTGGGGAGTTATTTCCACAATTACATTTATTCCACATATGCCTGCATGCAAAGAGCTTAGCAGCGCAGATAAATTTACAGTTATGGTCATATTTTTAATCGGAGGGCCATTTTTTGCAATATCTAATATTCTTGAAGAATTATTAAATTGCATTATGCCACCTGGTTGGGGAGGAGACGACGATGATTTCTTCAACAAATACTAATTTTGAACTAAAAAATATTAAAGAGTTTTGTGCCGATTGGAAAGCCAGTCTTAAAGATCGGCTGAGCGGGCAGCGCGCAATCCTTCATATTATTCAAGTTGGTGACAATCCCGCATCAACACGCTATGTTCGCAATAAAGTGAAGGACGCACAGGAAGTGGGCATCGAAGCGCAGGTTATTCATTTTCCAGAATCAGTAACCCAAGAGACTGTCGAACAATCCATTATTCAAATTGTTCAGACTAATGCTGAAAATCCAGCTGGCATTATTGTGCAGTTGCCATTACCAATTCATTTGGATAAAAATAGAATTACAAGACTTATCCCAAGCCGCATGGATGTAGATGGATTTAAGAATGATAGTCCTTATTTCCCTTGCACTCCTCTTGGTATTATCACATATCTGAAAGCATGCAATTTCAATTTTGAGGGGGCAAATGCGGTAGTAATTGGACGTTCTGAGATTGTAGGGAAACCCGTCGCAGAAATGTTGGTAGATTTGAATTGCACAGTTACATTGTGCCATAGTAAAACAAAGAATTTGCATACCTTTATTGATAGCGCAGACTTGATAATTTGCGCGGTGGGTAAGGCCGGATTCCTGAACTGCTATCCGATCTACGTACCGGTTATTGATGTAGGTATTAATTTTAATGAAGAAGGTAAAATGGTTGGAGACTGTATTAATACCGAGAATAGACTGGTAACCCCAGTTCCGGGTGGAGTTGGTCTTTTAACCAGATGCGCACTCTTGGAAAATATGGCGGTAGCCAAGCTGTTGTTTGAAAATCCTCGGCTTGACGAGGCGCAAATTCCAATTAAATTAGGAGAATAAAAATGAGAATTAGACCAGAAAACACAACAAGAAAAATTGATGCGCTCGGACGTGTCACGATTCCTAAGGGCTTGCGTGACCGAATGGGACTCCATGAAAATGATGACATGGAATTGTTCACAATGGAAAGCGGCGGATGCGAGTACATTTGTTTGCGCTCAGCCCGCATTGAAGCTGATAAATATCGCCTTGCCGCAGAATTGCTCCAAGAATTGAATATTGCTGTTCCAGCTGAACTCGCAATCAAGGTTGGGTTGGAGGACTAATTATGGCAGGGCGCAATTTAGCAGAACTATTTCATGGAAAAGAAAATGCGATTACCGCGCAGAAATTGCGTGAGGGTCGCAGTTGTTTGGTAACTGGGTATGGACAAAGCATGACTCCCATTTTGGAGAGTGGAGATAGTGTTATTTGTATTCCTGTAACCGAGGATACGAAATTGCATAAGAATGATATTGTTCTATGTAGAGTGGGTGGGCATTACTACCTGCACAAGATAGTAGCTATTAAGAATGGAAATCGGTATACGATTGGAAACAACCATGGACACATTAATGGCACTATTGGGCGAAACAATATTTTTGGAGTCGCCGTAGAAAGAGTTTAGAAAGATTGGGTTCCGTACCATTCGGTATGGGACCCATTTCTTATTTTTCCCGTAAACCGAAATCTGAAATTGATTTAGTGGGAGGTTTGTCCAGGAAATAACATTTCATCAACAATAAAAAAAAATTTTCCCGAAATACACCCCCCCGGGTATGTTGGCATACACAGCACAGGCACACACACAGACAGAGAGGTACGCCCCTCTCTACGCCCTACAGAGCTACGCACATGTACATACAAAGAGATACATACACAATGACCAAGAGGTAATGAGTACATAACACATACACATCTATCTATACATACAACAATAGATAATAATAATAAATAATAAACAACACAATGATGTACATACTAATACATACGCTGGGCCGTGCATGGATGGCGCGGCCCTGGTTGGCATGGTATACATCTTGCACAAATAAAGGGCGCAACAATTGTGCAAATCTACCTATTGACAAACCTCCCGAAACGTGTTATACTAAGGGTACAACAAAGGAAGAGAGAGGTACACACAATGAAACACATCAGCACAATCTACGTAGTAAGAAACAATGAGACACACAGACACACCTACTATACTAAGGAATGCGCACCTGCTGAAGCAAGACCTATGCTTTACCACACAAGCAAGACTATCAACGTACACCAAGAGGATGGCACAGTGCGCACAGCATACATGTACGGAGAGAAGAGCTACAGCTACGACGCAACAGAGGTAGCACAGTACAAAGAAGCACAAGCAGCTAAGAGACAGAGAGAAGCAGAGAGAAAGGCTATGCTTGCTACTATCATGACACACTATGAGGCAATGGATACTGAGGCACTGGCTAAGGTAATAGCTACTCTGTAAGGGTAGCTACCGTGTGCGGCCCTGCTATCCCTAACTGCCACAGAGCCAGGAGGCACAGAAAAAAGTCTGCACAAACGTGTAAAAAAAGCTTGACACAAACCTCCTGTAATGGTATAATAAAGATACAAAGAAAGAAGTAAAGAAAGAGGTAGATACAATGAGTAAGAGAGTAACAGAGATGATGACTATACTGTTGGTAGTAGTAGTGTTCATGGGCATGCTGGGGCTGTGCGGCTACGTAGAGACACACTACACACGCAAGGACTGCGTAGTAGTACACACAGAAGGACAGCTTGCAGAGGTAGAGGACAAGCAAGGACATGTGTGGTGCTATGAGGTAGAGGGCACAGCACCAAGCGTAGGCACAGTGGTAGATGTACACATGTACACAGCACACACTGATGGATACATCTATGATGATGAGGTAGTAGGAGTAAGCACACACTAATGCAGTGTGTGCTACTACACACTACTACTAATACTACACTAATACAGAAAGACCGCCATAGGCGCGCGCACGGTCCTGGCGCGCCTGATTGGTGCTATTGTAAAACCTGCACAAAAAAGGCTTGCAAAATCGGCGTAAATTTGTGTAAAATAAATCTCCCAAAACCCTTGACAAAATACCTGCGCGCATGGTATACTATAGATACAAAGAAAGAGAGAGAGGTACAACCTATGAACACTTATACTATCTACATTAACAACAACGCTATCGCTACTATTAGTGGTACTGAAGCTTGCTATGCTTGCTACGAAGCAGCTAAGACCATCGCAGAGATGACTTGCCAGACTGCTTCCCTTGTGTGGGATGAAACTGGCGAAGTAGTAGCCTTCTACGACCCTGAGGAAGAGGACTACGAAGAGCCTGCTGACATTGATGACGATTTTGGCTTTGACCCTTACGAAGGATGTTACACTTATGATTGCTAAAAAAAAATTAAAAAAGGGGCTTGACAAAAAGCCCCCTCCATGTTATAATAAAGATACAAAAAAGGAAAACAAAAGGAGACTGATAACTATGATGTGTGCAAGTGAACTGGCAATTGTGAGAAATGCAAGCGTAATGAAGTGGGAAAAAGAAAAGGCAGAAAGTCTTGCTCGTCTGTTGGGTGCGAGTGTTGAATTCTGTGAAACTGAGATTGGACCTGCCCTTGAGAAGCAGGCTCTCAACCCTAAGGGTGGACTGATTTCAACTTCTATTGACCTCGCTATGGCTTCCGATGCTTACGGCAACGAGGTACTGCGTCCTATTCGTTTCGATGGCAAGAAGTATGCAAATGGAGATTGGAGTTATTCTCCTTGCACTGACAAGAACTATCACAAGACTTTCATTGAAGAGTATCTTGCTCAGCATTGTCTGTCTGTAAGGTGGGAAGAAACTACTTACAATCGCTATGGTTTTGGCTCTTGCCGAGCTTACAAACTGATTGTTGAAGTAAAGTAAAAAAATGCAAAAAGGGGTTGACAAACTCAACCCCTTGTGCTATAATAATTACAGAAAGAAACAGAAAGAAGTGGTAAAAATGGCTTACGGATGTTATTCAGAAGTGTATTACGCAGAACATTTAGAAATTAGAACGGCAATCAAAATTGGGGAAACGACTAATGCAAGGCGTAGAAGTAATCAGTTGCTCCAAGAAGATTATTTAATTCTTCAATCATTAGACATTGGCGGCGGAGAATGCGAAAGGCTATTTGTAGAAAGTTTTTTGCGAATGAAAATTCTAAAAACACAAAAGGCTCGGCGCATTCGCAAAGATTATTTTAATTGCGCTGATCTTGATACAGTAGAATTTATTAAATCTCACTTTCAAGAGTGGGTAATGGAAGCAATAACAACAATGAGGGGAATGTAAAAATTCCCCTTGACAATCAATTAAAATTATGGTATAATAATAATACAAAGAAAAGAAAAGGAGATAGATACAATGGGTGAAGGTTGTTTGATGGTAATTCTCGCGCTGGCACTGGTGTTCGGCGTTGTGTGTTTCGAGGCATGGATTGGGATGCTTCTGTTTAACTGGGTGATGAGCCTGTTCGGCTGTGCGTTTGCTCTAACATTTTGGCAGGCTTTCGGCATCTGCGCTCTGCTCAGTTTTGTAGGTGGCTTTTTCAAATCGAGTTCCAAGAGCAATTAAGGAGAGGGGAAACCCTCTCTTTTTATTTTTTCGGCCGCGCGCTGTCGGCTGTGGCGCGCGGTGTTTCTGCCAAGAGGTAATCTGCACAAAAATCTCGTGGAAAATTTGTGCAATTTTGTGCTTGACAAACATCCCGAAATGGTGTATACTTAAGGTACAAAAGATGAGGGGGTAATAACTATGATGATGAACATTACTATTGACAGACCTTGGAGCGAACAGCCTGAGGAAGTACGCAACGCAATCGACGAACAGACTTACAACAAGGTTGCTGAGGTTCTCGGCATTAAGTTGGTAAGTCGCAAAAAATGGTACGAAAAGGTATTGACAAACATCTCAAAGTATGGTATACTTAGAGCATGAAAGGGGGATACTAAAGATGAAACCTATGAATACTACATTCCACGCAGGAGTGGAACGAGCAAACCGACTGCAAGCATTGGAAGAAGTTCTCGGCTTCACAAACCCTGTGCTTGAAGTTGAAGTAATTGAAGAAGAAAAGAGGTACTTGCTAACCAGTAGTGGAATTATCATTGTTAAGAATTTGTATCGTGACATTGTGATAACTGCATTTATGGCAAATGTCAATCAGTGCTATCGTCTTTACAGAATGGCGGGCAAGGGGCAGATGTCACCTAAAATGGAAAAGCGAGTAATGAAAAATTGTCAAAGACATCCAGAATTATTTACGATTAGGGGTTGACAAAACCCCTAAGCCGTGGTATAATAATTACAGAAACCAAGAGAGAGGAATTGATACTATGAAGAAATTAGTAAACCTTAGATGCTATGCGGCAATCGGCAATGATGACTACTGCGACACTTCCATTTGGAATCACATTCGCTATGTGGAAGTTGGCGAGTGTAACACGACAGAATACACACTCGAAACCTTTGAAGAAGCATTTGCGGCAGTTCGTGACCACAGAATCAGAAATGCAGAAACTGGTTGCACTCTATTTCGCAATCGTCCGACCATCGAAATTGGTTGGGGCGACTTCTACAGAAACAAAAGCAAAATGACAGAAAAGACTTTCAAGCCCATTCGTGTCAGGTGGGAATGGGAAGAGGTTACAAGAATGTACACAATGAAAGACCTTGCGGACTTGCTCCCTGCTGAACAGTTCTGCGAATGGTTGAAAGACAGAGGGATTACAATGGTTGGCTCGATGTGAGCCAACCGCCCGTACAAAATAAATTAAAAAAGTTTTGAAAAACCTATTGACAAACCCACGAACCTATGTTATAATAAATACAGAAATTGAGAGAGGAATTGATAACAATGAACAAGAAAATTATTTACTGCACACTTGATACTGAAACTGTTGGCGGAGCTTCTAATCCTACTGGAATGTACAACCTCGGTTGCACTATCCACGACAGAGAGGGCAACATTTTCGCAACCGCTTCTCTGCTTGTAATGGAACACTATGACGAAATCGCACAGGACGATTACGCAAAGAAGAACTTCCCTATCTATCGCGAAAGACTGATGACTGGCGAAATGTCTGCGGTGGCTACCGAAGCCGAAGCACTTTCCATCGTTCGCAACCTTTGCAAGTTCTATGGTGTTCGCTATGTAATGGCTTACAACTCTGCTTTCGACTTTACCAAGACTATTTGCAGAGAACTGCTCGACGAGTTTGAGTTCATCGACATTTACTTGATGGCTTTGCAGACCATCTGCCACAAGAAAGGCTTTGCGAACTTCTGCCACGAGAATGGCTTCCAGTCCTCTTCCAAGAAGTCTTGCTCTACTACTGCACAGACTGTCTATGGCTTCATCACTGGAAATGCTGACTACATCGAAGAACACACTGCACTGGCTGACGCACTCATCGAAATGGAAATCTTTGTGGCTTGTCTGAAAATGCACAAGAAATTCAACAAGAACATTCACCAGTGGGACGCAAAGGGCAGAGAGTACAACAAGTGCTTTCCGAAGTGGGTGGACTAAGTCCCCCACTTTCCCCGGTCAAAAAAAATAAAAAACTTTTCAAAAACCTATTGACAAACACGAAAATCCATGCTATAATTAAGATACAAAAAAGGAAAGGAAGTAAACACAATGAAGACTATGAACATCACAATCAACTTTGACATGGACGGCACAATCGCTGACCTCTATGGAGTAGAAAACTGGCTCGAATACCTCATCGCAGGCGACACATTCCCTTACGCAAACGCAAAGCCTCTGCTTAGACTTGCAACTCTCGCTCGCAGACTTAACACTCTCCAGAGAAATGGCTACAACATCGCAGTTATCTCTTGGCTGAGCAAGAGTGGCACAGAAGAATACAACAGAGCAGTTACCGAAGTCAAAATGGATTGGCTCAAGAAACATCTGCCAAGTGTCAACTGGAACGAAATCCACATTGTACCTTACGGCACACCAAAGCAGAACTTCTGCAAAACTCCTCTCGATGTGCTTTTCGATGATGAAGAACGCAACAGAACAAACTGGACTGGCAAGGCTTATGATGTGCAGAACATCTTGGAAATTCTCGCAGAAATGTGAGAATTTCCCCTTGACATTTTCAAACCGTTGTGCTATAATTTAATTACACCAAGAGGAAAGGAACTGATACCCCATGATGATTAACACGAATGAACCCACTTGCCCCACTTGCGGCGGCTCCCTCATTTCTATCTCACACTACGATGTTGAAGACCTCGACACAGGCACAATCGCAATGAGCGTGGTCGGTGGCTGTGACCACTGTGGCAACACCTATGAATGGGTTGAGTATTACGCCTACAAGGGTCACGCAGACATCAAGCCCACCCAAATCAGGGCGAGAGCAATTTGACGCTCTCGCCTTTTTGGCGCGCCGCCCACGACCCAGGCGGCACGAATTTCCATTATAACACTTCCTCAGCATTTTGTCAATAGGCAATTTGCACAAAGTTGCGAGAGGTCAAATTCCTGAAATTTGTGCATTTTGACTATTGACTTCTATTGGGGAGTGTGTTATACTGTACTTACAGATGAGGGGTGAGGTTTAATGCTGAGCCGCTCAAGCAGAAAGGGTTCAAACCCCTTGGGGGACGCCCCTAAAAGCCCCTCATCTTTTTCAAAAAAAATAAAAAAAGTGCTTGACAAACGGTCAATGCGGTGCTATAATAAAGATACAAAGAACGGAACAGAAAAGGAGACAGGAACAATGACTAAGGGAAACGCAATCAGATACTACAGAAAGTTTAGTGGCGCACAGGGTTACATCCTCGGTTTCACTTACAAGAAGAAGAACTACATGGCAATCGTTGATGAAATCATGCCTCGCTTCATTCGAGTAGAAAAAGAAGCAAGCAAAAAGGGTGGCAAGGAAAAGCTTCAGCTTCGACTGACTAATCAGCACATGGAACAGCTCATTCGCAAGGGCGCAATCGAAATCGACTACGAAGTAACCAACGGCAACAACGGCAGAAACTTTGAAATGTGGGTACAGAGATACTTCGGTCAGGTCGCAAGAGATTGGGATAATGACGGCTTTTGGGTTGGTGGTGATGTCAATGTGAACGGCATTGAGTATCAAATCAAATTCAACGGCGCACAGATTGTCACTTTCGACACTCTCCACAATTTGCAGAAGTGTGGCAAGGACTACAAAAACTATGTGCCTAAGCGTGGCAGAAAGAAAAAAGTTGCCTAAGGGGGTTGACAAACCCCCAAAGGTATGCTATAATAATACCAAGAGGTGAGATAAATGAAAAAGAAGAAAACCATTGACAATCGCATTTTTAAGAAAGAGGGCGAAGAACTGCAACAGTATTTGCACTTTCGCAAGCGTGGGTCGGTAGTCGAGAACAAAAAGGGCAAAGGCTCGTACAATAGAAAAAAGTTCAAGAAAATTGAAAAAGACTATTGACAATTAAATAAAAATGTGGTATAATAATTATAGAAAATAAAGAAAAGAGGTTGTTACTATGAAAATGTTTTCCGAAATGAGTTTGAAATCTATCCGCAACAAGTTGGCAAAGGTTGGGGTCACAATGAGTGACGAGCAGTTCAATGCTCTTACCTACTCCGAGTTGAAGAAAGTCTATCGCAAGGCGAGCAAGGCTTACAAACTCTATGAGCAGGTTGATGCAATCATCACCAAAGCACAAGCTCCCACTCCGCAGATGCCCTTGACCAATGACAGTCCCAAGAGCGTAAGCGCAAAAAAGTAAAAAATGGGGGTTGACAAACCCCCAAACCTATGCTATAATACAAGTACAAACCAAAAGAAAAGGAGAATGATACTATGAGTATTCGAGAAGTAGCAAATGCACTGAATGAGATTCGCGCAAACATGAGCAACCCCGAAGGTATGGTGGTTGCGTCCATCACAAAGGACGAAGTCATTTTTGAGAATGGGGTTGCCTATTCGCTGACAACGAAGCAGAGAACGCGATAAGGAAGAGCGAGGGGAAACCCTCGCTTTTTCCATTTCAAAATCCAAAATGCATCGGCCGGTCCACGTGCGCGCGGACCGGTGTTTTGGCCTAACCTTCCATTATAACATTTTTCGAGCAATTTGTCAATAGGCAAAATGCACAAAGATTTTCCTGTAATTTTGTGCAATTTGCCACTTGTATTTTGGTGGCTGATGTGGTATACTATTATTGTCAGTAAGGGAGAGAACAAAATCCCATCAAAAAGATTTTGAAAAAACCTATTGACAAAATAAAAAAATTATGTTATAATTATTATAGAAAAAAGGAAAAAGCCATTACCAAAAAATTTCTAAAAAAAGTTTTGAAAAAGGTATTGACAAATCCTAAAGAGTATGCTATAATAGTTATACAAGGTAAGGGAAAACCTACTGAGAGGTCAACAAAAAAAATAAAAAAAAAGTTGAAAAAACCTCTTGACAAACAACTCCCAATGTGCTATAATAAGAATGTAAAGAGGGACACCTCTTACAGAATAAAAACTTGGGTCGTGACCTACCACGAGATTGGAGATTGATACTATGGCAAACACTAAGAAGATGACTAAGCGTGAGATGTTCGAGCAGATTAAGGCTTCCTACCCTCTGACTGAGGCTGAGGTTGAGTTCATTGACCA